CATCCGTCGGTTCGCCGATCTCAAAATTCCCGCACACATGGATGCCAATGGTGTGACTGTTGTGCCCGTATGCGTGCGCACCCACCGTCCAATGAGGGCGGCCAATCTCCACGGTACCGTCCTTGCGCACTACATAGTGGTAGCCGATGCACGTCCACCCTTGTCCCTGATGTGATGCGTTGATCTCTGCCGCCGACAAATCGTCATCCGTTGGATTGCCCGTGTGGTGGATGACAATCTGGTCAGTCACACCGCGTGTTTTCAGATTGCCCGCGTCATACGTCAGATGCAGGTCTTTCAGATGTACTCTCTCCATTGTCTTTGTCCTCCTTTTTCTCTTCGTACTGGTCAGGAATGCCGTTCTCGTTACGGTCGATAAATGACTTTGCGAGGAATCCGATGACGGCGATCCACGCCGCCCCGCTGATCTCGTGCAGGAAGTTACGCAGTTCCACAAGATCGGGCTTCAGCGTATTGTTCCAGTCATATATCCACGCACCGACATAGATGCTGCAGCAGATGACAAGCAAGGCCGCATACCACACGATGTAACGCATGGCAGCGTGACTTCTTGTCATGCTGCGCAGATATTTCTTTCCTTTTTTTATCCACTGCGAGACTTTGAGCATTGCTTACCTCCCTCCGAGTGCCCACGTCAGAATCGAGGCGAAGATGCCGACGATGGTCGTTGACATTCCGATGGTCCAGCAGACGTCATGTTTAAATTCATCCAGACGGTGATGCGCGGACTTTGTGCTCTCCTCGAGGCGGGCAATGCGCTCGTTGATGGCATAGAGCTGATCGCGTCCCATCGGCAGGTTATCGGCGAGCGCCTGGATCTGCCCTTTGATGGCTTCAAGTTCTGCGATGATTTCTCCTCGTGCCATTGCATTCTCCTTTCTCTGCACAGAAAAAGCCGCCATGCGTCATGACGGCTGCTGTGGGCGCTGTCTTATCCTACGGTGTGTGTGACAACCCATTCCGCGACCTTTTCGCGGTAAGGCTCAGGTACAACGGGCAGGTTCTTCGGATTGTCCTCAGGCGCGAGTGCATACTTCCCGCCCTTGACAAGGACGCCGTATGCGACGACCATCCAACTGTAGATGACTGCTGCCATGCTACTCACCTCCTTTCAGTTTTGCTTCGAGTGTGGCGAGGCGCGTCTGCATGTCGATCATCCCCTCCATGACGGCAAGCTCCGTTTCGGGGATGGGCTGCACGTCCATTTCCTGCGGCTCTGTATCCTCGGGCGGCGTAGGTGTTGGCTCTGGTTTCGGACGTTCGACCTGCTCCCACTTGCCGGAGCGATAGTAGAGATCATAGCCTTCCTTTACGGCGGGCGGCCTCTCCTCGGTCATGTTGCCGGGGATTTGCCATGCTCCACTGATCGGGCCGCGGTCGGTGTCGTCAAGGATACGCTCACCAATGTATGCACCATCAGCGGCGTAGGCATAGACTGTTTTTGTCTCCATGTTGATCCTCCTCTAGTATTTGATAATCGGTATGAGTTGGATCGCGGCGGGTTGGACTGTATTGCTTTGCCCATAGATGGGATTTGATTTGGAGGCGTTAAACTCGATTGATGAATCTCCATCTTCATCCGTGAGAACGTTTGCAGAGAGCATTCGGTGCCACGATTCACGTTTGATTCCTTGGAATGCTCCTGTCGCTGAATTCACTCTCGCAAAGCCGTATCCTTGACTTTGTGTAGCATTATCCTCTTGAAACGCAAACTGCCCCGTGATATTTGGCAATCCTGCGGGTAGCCCCTTTCCATACTCTGTGCCGTTGTTGCATTCTGAGAGTTGCACCATACGGTCAATCCAATTCGGTAAAACCATCATAGTGCTTCCGTCAGCACGCCCAAAAAGACCTGGATCACGTGGCACATCGCTCGTCCAGAGACGATAGCGGTCGGCGAGTGCGACGAGCCGCGGATAGTCGGCGCGGTGCACGACTGCACCGTTGGCTTTGACGTAACCCGCGGGGACATACAGGCTACCGCGCACCATGCCGACGGGTGTGCCGTCACGCAAGTCATCAACGATCCACACAACGGAACCGTCGGTAATCATTACACCACATTGGCTTACTGCCAGATTCGGCATACTTCCTGCGGTCGTTCCCGACTTGACACATTCCAAACGCGCCCAGCTTGGCAGCGATCGGCAATAGGCGATGTCGCCGACGGCGTAGGCTGTGGAGTTGCGGCGCAAGTACAAACCGAGATTCGGATGTGCATCGGGATCTATGTTGTGCTCCGTAAGCAGATTCACGTCTGCAAACTTTCGCACGATCCACGTTACATTGCCATCTTTTAGCGTATTTCCGACATCTGTGCCGGCAGGCAGCTTTTTCAGCTCTGTTGTTGCCGTCTTTCCCGCAACTGTGCACTCAAGATAGATATCAAGCGGGCCATCCTGCAATGCACGTTTCTCACCCACGAAGTACGCTGTATTCGGCAAGCGCCAAAAAAGGAATCCGCCGAGCGAGTTCTCGGAAAAAGCATTTTCATAGAGCCACAGCAGCTTTTCATCAGCACTACGCATCCACGCATCAAACATCGTCCGTGCAGGCGGCGTACTACCGATAAAGTTCCACCCTGTCAAATAGTGATCATCCGTAAACGTATACGGTGCAAGCGGACTGTTCTTGCCCCAAATTTTAGAAAAATCCGGTGTTGCCATTTATATCCCTCCTAAAAAATCTCGGCAAATGTACCTTCTTCAAAGCCTTTTGCATTCAGCTGCCCGAGGAAGCCGAAATAGTTGTCATAGTCGAAATAAGACTGCCACGCAACTCCCACACCGCCTGCACGAACCGCCATATCAATCGCTCTCGCAATGGAAATATCATTGCGTGATAGCCTCCGACCAATCGCAAATGAAATCTTTGCATTACCACATTCATGCAGAAACACCTTCGGTGCAGAAAAGGCAAATTGCAGGCTTCGTATCGTGTCTTCTGCCGTACCGAGTGCAGAGTTTTTTGTGACCTTTTGCCACAGCACAGGTCTATATTCGGCATCATCAAGATTGACATTTTTCAGCCATACTTCCCAACTGTCACGGAACCGACCTTCATCAAAACCAAGCGCATTGTCTTGGTCTTCAAACCCGAAAAAGGCAATCTGTACGGCGTTGTATATCTGCCGTGACTGCCCGACAATCTCACCGATTCCGTCAAGCTGTTTGCCCTCTCCAGTATCGATCCAGCGCCTTGTCATAAGATCATCAAACGCTGCATGCACTTCATCCAGTTCCGTACCGAGGACATCCAAGACTGCACAAAGATTCGGCTTTTCCGAAAACTGCCCGATGAGGTGTTCTTTCATGGATAGTGCTCTGTTCACACCTTCTTCACCTCGATTCGTTCCGGTGCAAAGGAGGCAATCTGACGCGGCGAGATAATAATGTTTTTCGCCTCGTAGTTCCCCGGTGCTTTGCCAGTCGCCGCTGTGAGCTGAATATATCCAACGCCCGTTGTCGCCTTGAAAATCGTGGAGAAATACTTTTGCAGGACAACATCTTCGCCAACGCTCTGCATACTTCCACGCGCCAGGAGCGCATTCGCGATATCAAAGACCCCGCCAGCGGGAAATGTTTCCTCCGGATTCTCGGAAATGGTAATTTTAAGCCATATCGGGACGGCCTCGGGACGGTTGAAGTTGAGTGTATGAGTTACGCCCTGCGAATCAACACATGCTGCCGACTCCGTACCAAAGGTATCGATGCCGCCCGCCTTCGTTTTCCAAATCTGCGCAACGATGTCTTCGGGTTTTCCACCTGCAACAACCACCTCAACGGAGTGCGGCGGTCTTCCGTATTCGTCTGTAGCATCACTTGCGTTCTCGTACACTTTACAGGTCGAGACGCCCGCCACGTTCGCGTAGATTTTCGCCTGTATCGCTTCAACCATCGCCGAGGCGCGATCGTAGACCGATGAACTCCACCGCTGCCGGAGCGCCGTGTCACTCTCATTTTCTCTCCCCACGTTGGCCGCAATATTATTGCGTGCTCCCGTCCATCCGTGTACTGCGGTCACAATGTTTGTCACCGTTCCGAGCTCAGGATTCACAGCGCCGTATTTTTCACATATGAAATTCACCGGTGTTCCGATGTTATCAATCGCGATATTGTTTCCGCTCATCGCAAAGGTATTTCGCGGATCATCCATTGCCAATGTCAGAACATCGTTGACGATGCGCGTTGTAAGTCCTGTAACGGAGAGCTGTGATGCAAGGCCATTCAACACGACTGCCGCTGTCGCTCCCTGCCCTGCCGTATACGTCACGCCCTGCCCGTTGATAGTCAGCCCGTATACTGTACCAGGCGATACAATGACCTTCACATCTGCAGTCGCACATTTCCCTGTACTGATGACGGCATCCGCATCCGTGCAGGTATAGATAATGTCCGGTTCATTCATGGATGATACCTGCGCACCGTAGGGGATTTCCGTTCCATCCATACCATAACAAGTCAGCAGCAATGTTGTTTGCTCTGCCGTAATCTGCGCAATGCCTGCCAGTCCTGCCGCATTCGAGATCTGTACGCCTTGCGCTGTGCTTGGGTACATGGCGTTGTATGTGTTCTCCGCCTGCTCCCAAAGATCGGCACATTCGTAGGCATAGACACCGATGATTTGGCCGAGCAGGCTGTTTGCGCCTGTCTCGATCTTGATGCCGAGCCTATCGCTCAAACGGTCGCGCAAAGACTGCATAATCTCCGGCAGACGTTTCCGTTTGAATCCGTCTCGCGTCAGTCCATATTTAACGGCCATACCCTAACACCTCCCTTCTCGCGATCAATCCGTACTTTGTAGTCGCCTCATATGAGACAATCAATCGACGATTCGGGCGGTCAAAATCAAGCGTCATATCCGTTACGGACTGAACGCCTGCAACAGCGAGGATCGCCTCTGTCAATATCTGCTGTATGTGACGTTCATTGGGATTTTTAACAAGGATGTATTCGAGATACGGCACACCTTGAGACGTATCAAGAAACCACTCGCCGAGCCAAAACCGCAATGAAATAAGTATCTGCTGTGCGATGCGCTCCGCCCCATCAACCATCCGCACCTGTCCGCCTTCTATCGACAAGTCACCCGAGGAAAGATTCATCATCAAATCATATCCCATATGCTCCTCCTCACTGCGGTTGTCCTGTCGTGCCGCCGCTATCGCCCGGATGCGTATGATGCACGAGAGAGATACCATTGACGATGAGATCGCCACCCCCGATGGAAAAGGACGTTCCGCCGACGTTACCGGACAGTCCGCCCGCATTGAGGCGCAGCATCGAACCGCCGTTAAACAGGCAGGTATCGCCGCTGTGTGCAGCCCCTGCCGTTGTCCCGCTGTAAAGCCCCGGAATACAGATTGCATCATTCAGCGAGTGTTTGCGCCTGTCCTCGCTGTCTCCGCCCGAGAGGAAATCATCGAGATTATCCTCACTGAATACAAGTAGGCAACCGTCACCGGCGACGATCGGGAACGTCACGCCTGCGCTGCCGCCCGCCCCGGTAGGGAATACGACAGGCACATTGTAGATAACAGGATATGGAAAGCTGCGCCCGTCATCCGTCTTGAAATTGCCGAACGGCTGAACATTTGCCCGATTGCTCCCCGCATCATATGCTTTGACAGTCCCGGGAATCGCCGTATGAATGTTGCTGACCTGCCTACCGATCATTGTTCGGATGGCATCCTTGATTTCGTTTTCACTTTGATCCATCGTCCGCCAGTCCTTCTATCAGTTCAAATTCGCTCGTCCACTTATCATCAACATCGCCTGTGTGCTTTGCTGTCTCAACACGGAACCAGCCGTTAATCATGCGGCTTTCGACTTTGACCGCATCACCCGGCGAAACTGTCGGCGCAAGTAGGGTCTGAATCTTCCAGCCGGCCTTTTTGTCCGGCTTTTCTTTCTTCTCTTTTTTGCGACGCTTGCGCTTCGGCGATTCTTTATCCGCTTTGTGATCGGAGCGTACAATCCGTTTCGGGCTGCCGAGCAATCCACTCGATGCTGAGAAGACAATGCCCCGATTCGTCGTCACACCGCCCGCCAAAATGACATTCAATACGCCGTTTTGGATGCTCCATGTGCATCCCGAGCCATAGCAGATAGAGTTCAGCATATCCGCACCATTGCCGCCGTATGAAAATCCGTTCGGGAACGAGCCGAATGTTGCGCCCTCACCGAACACGAGAGTAAGCCCCATGTTGTCGGCGATTACCTTGATAACGGTATCGCCGGGCGTCCCCGGCGGGAACGACACGGAAAACCACGAATCACGCACGGCGCATTGCCCGTCGGATAGTTTTAACTCCGTCGTCACATCTCCACCGCTATCCTCCGTCACCGCAGACACAACCGAGCCGCGAAAGATTTTCTTCGGTCCCGTGTTGTCGCGGTACCCCGCATAGATTTCAATCACGAGATCGGGGACTTCGATCTTTTTCCGTGATTCCTCCTTGAGGTTCCACAGCTTCAGTTTGCATTTGTTTGTGTCCTGCGTAAGGTCTTTCGCGATGTCGAAGGACACTTTCAGCGCGTCATCATCGCCTAGATTGTTGTATTCAAGCCCAATGTCAGGGAATACAACGCGGTATTCACGTTTCCACAGCTGATCGGATGGCATCAATCTCACCTCCCGGGATAAACACCATTGAGAATTTCCCGCTCACAAAGTCTGCACGCCCTATTATCTGGTCTCCCGACGCATCTTGATTCGTTGTGACAGCCATCAATTCGCCGCGCGGCAGACCATTCCGGCGGCACTGATTGAGGAGCGGCAGATTCGGCACAACGGCAATGCCGCGAACAAGCTCATTCCCCTGACCGTCGCGCAGGTCAAGTGTCCATTGTCCCGCCCTGCTATTCCATGCGAAATGGAGTTTATACGGCGTCCCATCGAGGATGGCAGATTGGATAAAATCATTGGCATCCGCCATGGATAGCTGGATCATGACATCACCTCCCGAAATAACAAACGGCCACCGCAGCGGCCGCCGTATATGCTGTGATTTCCTTTTGTGTGTTGATGCTGCCGGATGCTGTTTTGTCCGCTGACAGCGTTTCAAGCGACATTACAGGCTTGTTGTCGATAACCGTCATACCAGTTCCGATGTCGTTTTGATTCGCCGCCCCGGCGTCCATTTCGGTTTTCCCCGCCTTGCCCTGCGCCTCCTCGGACGTCGAGCCTTCCGGCACATCCTCCGTTTTCTGCTTGACGATGCGGACATGTACGAAGTCCAGTTGAATCTTGTAGCATAGCCCGTTGTCTACGTTTCGCGTCAGCGGTGCATGCGTCATTACCATGTCGGTATAGATTGCGTCCGGCGTTGTGATGCGGATCGGCTCTCCCGCCTTATAGATGCGCTGCAATTCTCGTGCCGTCGTCGCCATCTTTGCGCTGTCTCCGCCTATACCGAATCTTGTCATCGGTGTCGGCGAAAATACACACTCCATCGTTAGTTTCAGCGGCTGTCGTGTCACATGGTCGGCGATTGGGAAACCGTCCTCAACAGGATTCTGTGAAACATCACTGTCAAACGATGCCTCGCGGCTGATGATAGCATCGATCTCTAGCGTATCGATGCGTGCCGAGACAACAGTAGGCCCAATGCCGAGCGCATCGCCCCATAGTATTGACATGGCTCCCTCCTTTCAAACCTATAATTAGAGGATTTTCTTCCTCTTTGTCAAAATATATCAGTGGGAATATATTTGCAAAGGAGTGTTATTGATGAAGTGGTACAACAAATCATGGATAATGTGGGTATGCCTTATATTTTTCACACCAATAGGCTTGGTGCTCCTTTACATCAATCGAGAACGACATTCAAAATGGAAGATCATTGCCGGATGTTCTATCGCGTGGTTCATTATCGCCTTGATCTCTCCATCCCATAAAGCTCCGCAAGAGATGCCGTCTCCAAAACAGGAAATAACACAGCAGGAACAAAAGCACACGCAATCGCCCACAGTGAGTAAAGCGGACGAGATTAAAGCCGCTGTTGCAGGTGTCATAAAGCCCGAAAATATCGAAACTATCAATTATGTGCCGGACAACAAATTCCTTCTCGTCAAGTTCAAGGGATCAGAAAATCTCACAAATAACATGACCATAAAAGGCATGTATATGAATATGCGAGACATCATGAAAGCGCTAAAACCTGTAACTGATGCGAATATAGACTTCAACGTGGTCTATCCACTCACCGATAAATACGGAAACTCCAAGGATGAGATCGTCATAAAGGCTACATTCACACATGAAACGATTCAAAAGATAAATTTCGAGAATGTCCAGCTTGAAAACATCCCAAAAATCGCTGATGAATGGTGGAGTCACCCTGCCGTGAGATTGACCGATTGAACGTCCCCCCCTGTATTAGTTACAGGGGGGATTTTTATGTCAAGAATACGGCGTCAATAGTTGCGTCCTATCGTAGGTACGAATCATAGCGCCCTCATTCGGCACGTTGAATGTGTAGCTTCCGTTGTTGTTATAGTAGGTGTTATTACTGTTCCCCTGTCCGGCAATGACACGCTGCGCCCACTCCGATGTAGTATTCACAACAGCCCCTTCCTGTACTTGGCTTTGTAGGCCGAGAAACCTCCTAAGTTTATCAGCACACCAGTCAATGACATCTCCGACTTTGCCAAAAGCATATGCAATACCGTTGACCAGAGAGGCAATGACATTGAACACAAACGATGCGGCACGGAAAAATGCCCATATCACACCGACAATCGCGCCGCCAATGAGCGCTGCAATGAATTTGAGCAGAGGGAACAGCGCTGAAATGAGCGGCTGGAGGTTGTACCATGCACCGGCCAACAGGTCTAAGCCGTTCATCATCTCGTCTATGCCCGGCTGAAACCATTCGACAAGCTCATCCCAGTATTCGGACACAGTATAGATTACAGCAGCGATTGCCGCCATAATCGCCAGTATCGGCGCAAGTCCTACGGACGCGACGGTGCCCAATGCCGTAGCAATCGCCGAGAACACAGGTGCAAGCTGCATAATACCGCCGACGAAAATACCAAGCGTCCCAAGAAGCACAAGCAACGCTCCGCCGGCAGATATAACGGCCATGATGCCCGCAACGAGTTTTGGATGCTCTTTTGTGAATGCACCTAACCCCTGTGTGAATCCTGTCGTTTCTCTGATGATTTCAGAAAGTACGGGAAGGAGGCTATCGCCTAGTTCAATCGCAACTTCTTCCGCCGCTGATTGCAATTCCTTCAGCTCGCCCTTTGCGTTGTCATTCATGGTCTTCGCCATGTTGTGCGCAGCACCTTCGGAGTTGTCAACGGCTTCCGCCAATTTATTGAAATCGGCATCACTTGCATTGATGACTGACAAAAAACCGGACATCGCCTCCTGCCCTGCCATCGAGGATGCCATCTCTGCTTTCTGCGCATCAGTTAAGCTACTGAATGCCGTACGAAGTTCTTTCATCGTCTGACGGAAAGGTTTCATCGTTCCATCGGCATTCGTCACTTTGATGCCAAGCGCCTGCATTGCATCCGCAGCATCCCTCGGTGGCGAGACAAGCCTGGACATAATTGCGCGCAGAGACGTCCCGGCCTGCTCACCCTTAATGCCTGCATTTGCCATAAGTCCAGTAGCGAGCGCCACATCCTCAAAGCTGTACTTTAATGCGCCTGCGACAGCGCCCGCATATTTGAACGTATCGCCCATCAAACTGACATTTGTATTCGCGTTGGTGCTTGCGGCCGCCATGACATCTGCCATATGTCCTGCCTGACCTGCGTCCATACCGAATGCGGTCAAGTCGTCCGATACGATGTCCGATACGCGTGCCAAGTCTTCACCGGATGCCGCCGCAAGATCAAGCAGGCCGGGCATGCCAGCTATGATCTGCTCCGTCTTCCACCCAGCCATACCGAGATAGGTCATCGCCTCGCCCGCCTCGGTCGCAGAATACTTCGTGCTCGCACCAAGATCACGCGCCGTCTTTGTCAGTCGTGACATATCCTCGTCCGTACTGTTTGTGATGGCCTTGACCTTGCTCATAACCTCTTGAAAGTCTGCGGCTGTCTTAACGGATAGTACAGCGGGTGCAGAGACAGCAGCCCCGGCGGCCGCCAATTCCATGCCTCCTTTTGCGATCTCCCCGCCTCTATCACCGACCTTTTTAGGGTCGATGGATTTCACTTTATTTTTTGCCCGTTCGGCGGCAGTTGCAACGCTGTCCAATCGCCTTTGTATAGATTGCAAAGCGCCACCCGCAACACTCGCTGCCGCCTGTGCCGCAGCACCGATGCGGCGTATCGCGGATGCGCCTTGGCCTGCGGGCGCAGAAACACCGGACACACTGGATGACAGAGAGTTTCCCATCTGTTCCGCCGCTTTTTCGGTGTCGTTCAAAGACTTTTTGAGTTTCTTTGTCTCCTTCTCTGCTTTCTGAACACCGCTTGTGTCCGTCTTAAAGACGATCTTGGTAACCAGTTCTCTAATGCTTGCCACGCCGCAATCCTCCTTTCCCGTTGGCATTGTCATTCATTGCCGCATACTCAATATCGGACTTCATGTCAAGGTAATGGCTAATCCCGACCAGCTCGGAAAGGGAGATATTCCCCTGCTGTACATCCGCAAAACTCACCATTCCCGCATCAATGGCGCGATAGATAAAGATCACTCGCTTAAATTCGTCTGATGCGTCTCCTGGAATTGATTCATGACGCCGCTGAATGCCTCTCGGACGCCAGTCGGGACGCTCGAGAGCCTTGAAAAATCCAAGTAGTTCACCTTCACCACGGCAATCATGAGAGCGATCATATCAAACGGCCGCCCCTCGAACACTTCATCAATGACAGTCTCACTGAGCTTGATGAGATTCTTCTTCGTGCCGTCCTGCGACACGGAAACATAATCCGTACGGAGCAGCATACGCGAAAGCGCCTCAAATTTCTCTCCGTCGAGATGCTTTGGAAGTTCCGTGATCGCATTGCCGAGAATCCCCGCCCACGCCGACACGGAACGAATATCCGCGTCGATATTCGCCCCTGTCGCACCCTTCGCCGCACCACCGAGGAGCGGCGCAAGAACCTTCTGTAGTTCCCCAAGGACGCGCATCGCCTCAAACGGCGGAAATCGCCGAATCATGAACAGCGTATCGCCCTGTCTGTACTCTGACGGTTTCATCAGTCATTCCCTCCAATGATCGGGTCTGTCACCTGATCTGTGTTGAATACCCAATTCTGCGAGGCGACCTTACGCCCGCGCGTCGTCTCCGGCATATTGACGATATAGGCGTTTGCCGAGAATTTCGTTGTGCCGGACAGGTCTTTGACCATGAGCGGCAGAATGCCATTTCCGGTCTGCCGATCCATGTTGTAGATCGCAGAGAGATAGTCATTCGACTTGCTCGCCGTGGACAGCGACACAGTGACTTCATAGGTCATATTCGGATCGAGCGAACGGGCAACCTCGCCATCCGCCCCTACAAACTGCTGCGCACCGTCGCCAAGCGGCTTGATCGTGATCATGTCGTCCTCGGCCATGCCGGTCAGTTGTTTCGCGCCGAATGTGATGATATTCCTGCGCGGATCGTATGTAAGCATATGTTATTCCTCCCTTATGCCGTGATCAGATTCTCATAGGTCAGCGATCCCTTGATCTCGACTGCATGGATCGCCCCCGCGAGACGTGCGGTGAATCTCATATCCTCGAGGATGCGGGTCGCTTTTGTATTCGCCGAGATATTCGCCGCCAACGGTGCCGAGACAACGTATCCGGCGTTGGTGTTTCCGTTCTCGTCGTACTCATCCGGCGCAATTCCGCCGCGTGTCTGTCCGAGTTTCAGTGCTGCACGCATCTGAGCCTCGACAAGAGCAATCCCAGCGTCCGTATAGGGCACCTTGTCATTGTTGATGAGCACATTGAAGATGTTGACTGTCATCTCCTCTTGCAGCCAGTCACGGAAACGGATTACGTCGATCCACTCGCCCGCCGCAACTTTTCCGTTCTGCGTGATCGTCACGTTGCGGAACCGCTCAAATGTGTTCCCGTTCTTCTTCGTGACGGCGTTGTACTGTGTCTCCGTAAGACCGTCCGTCGTAACGCCTGCCAACTTTTTATTCGCCCACGTTTCACTGCCCGGGTAGGCTGCAAAGCACCGCGCCATTACCGCGCACTCGGGGAAGTCTTTCGCAGCATCCGCGTGATAGAAGTAGAATGTACGGTAGAAGTTCCCCTCCATCAGTCGACTGCCAATGTCGTTTGTAACGTCCGCATCAATGATGCCGTCCGCCGCAGACGACGTGCCGAACAGCTTGCGCTGTGCCTCCGTCCACTCTGCCGCCGCGATGACATCCGCCTCCGCGCGCGAGGCGAGTGTCCAGCCGTACCAGTCGTTATCAGCGGCGCAGATTGCCGTCATAGTCTGCGGAATCGTCTCCGTCACAGCACCGTTTTCCATCGTCAGCATGGACGAGACTTCGACTTTGAACGAACCGCCGCTCTTTCCCGTGAGCATCAGTTCATCCCCCGATACCGTCGCCGTAACTGCGGCTTTCGTATCTTCCTTGACCTTCGTTTGCAGAGCGGTCGCAATATCCGCCGCCTTGCCGCCCGTGTTTGTGATGGTGTAGGGCTTTGCCGCCACATTGCCATCCTTGTCTTTCGTGCTGACCGTCACCGTATAGACGCCTGCCGCAGTGACCTTATTCGCCTTGACCTTCACACCGTCAACGAGCCGTCGCCCAATTTTAACAACCTTTGGCCGCGGCGTCTGGCTGAACGCATCGACCGCCGCGAGATAGAGCGGATCATCCGCTGCGTACCCCGCCTTGATCATCGCATTCGCGTCCGTATAGGTCTCCACACGCGCAAGCGTATGAACAGACGCCCCGACGATGAGCATCGTTGAAAATCCGTCTTTGCTGATTCCCGTCGTGTTAAGGGAAATCTGCACATTGACGATCCTATCAAGATTCGCCATCCGTAATCACTCCTTTAATATTGACTTGTTCGATTGCACCGAGATCATCCTCTGCGGCGTACATATATCCGAAATGAATATCCACCGCCGCACGCGGCTCATATATCTGCCCATTGCCGAGCAACGCCGTGACATCAATCACAGGCTCGGCATCAAAAAAGGAAAGCCCGCATTTCGCACAGCGCTCTACAACGCTCGGCTTTCCCAAATTCATAACGAGATGTTCCAAAACATCAGCCGCATATTCGCCCGCTATTCCGTAATACTGCACCGAAAGAACCGCCTTTGACGGCGTAACGATGTTGTAAATCCCCGTTTTCCCAGACGGTCGGATTTCCTCTAGTGCCTGTCCTTTACGACTCATGATTTGCAGCGTCGCCATAGGTTTCTGCACCCTCGGTGCGGACTGATTCGCCCATATAACTTTATTCTTCGACAGGTGCAGCTCTGCGGCAATGATGTCGTGGAGTGCTTTGCGCTGATCAGTCAGCATGTGCATCCACCTCCACGGCGATCATTTTGTAATGATTGATGAGCCCGCTCTGATATGGCTGGACATCGACAACCTTATACCTGCGTCCGATATACTCGATCTCGTCCGCCTCCTGTGCGGTCTCCTGCTTGGATGTCCGCAGCGGTGTCGCGGAGTATAGTTTGAGCGCACCATAGATGGATTCTCCGCCCGCAGACGGTTTGATATACTGTGCCTGTTCGTTCTGGTTGAGCGGCTGGCAGGAGGCGGAGATCGTTCCAACCTCCTCTCCCCCGCTGATCCATTCGCCATCATCCGACCAGTGGCCCGCCTTGCGGTAATACTTGATGCTCTTTCGACCCAGCATATCACCCCTCCACCCTGTAATTCACAGATGCCCGAAGCCGCCCAGTATCAATGAGCGGCGCATCTGATTTCTTGTGCTTGATGGTCGATTCTGCGTTCTCCGTAAGTTCAGATGATCCGTATACCTTCTGTATGTCGGCCTTTGCGCGTGCCCCAACGATTTGACAGGCTTGATCCGGTGTAATGCGTCTATCGACGATACCGCCGACACAGTCTGCCATAAGGTCTTGCCATGCCTCCTCGTTGTTGTCGGTGCCTATGCGGATCGCGGGACGCTTTGGGATATGTCCATCATCTGTGCCGTATTCGTTGTAGACAGCGATACTGACCAAATCCGTACCATCCTCATCTTTTCCCGCGTCCTTCAAGATGCCGACCGAAATACTCTTTGTGCCTAGTTCCTCAAAACCTTTTAGGATAACGGCATATCCATAATCGCGATCCTCGACCATGACATCACCCCATCCGCGTCATCAGCGGCACAATACACATCGCACGAATCGCTAGATATTGACGCCCATAGACTGTTTTCCCGAGAAGAGAATCGGCGGACGATATGCCGTTATCCGCATATTGCCGCTGCAAATCCCCCTCCTTCTCCATCGTTATGTTCCCTGCCGTGAGTGCGCCGCTGTCCGTGCCGGATTCCGCCGCCATCGCATTCAGTTTCATCTGATGAGCGATGAAATACGCCACGGCACGCGTATAGAACTGCCCGAACCTTTTTTCAGACAGAAAATCTCCGAAGATATCCGCCTGCTCTGTGATAAGCCTATCTTCCACCTTCTCAAATTCCGGTGCGATCTTGCGAAATATCTTCAGCACTTCTGCGGCGTCCATATCAGCCCTCGGCAGCGCGGATCGCGGCGAGCACGTCCGCCTTTTTCGTCAGCCCTGCAACGTCAATGTTATGCGCCTCTGCATATGCCCGCAGATCTGCTGCCGTCTTCTCCTCGAGTTTCTGTTCCTCCTGCTCCGCCTCATCCTGCGTCAGAATCTCCAACGCGCCAGATGCGAGCATTGCGGCAATCGCGGGATAGGCGTTCATCTGATCCTCGGACATATGGATCTCCGCGGGGGTCTCAGGGACGAGCCTCACCCCGTCCCCGAACACCACAACGCGCGCCGTTCGGTTAATAACAATCATGTCTTTTCCTCCTCAGCAGCCATTAGCAGTCACAAACGCATAGGGGATCGTCACCGTGACGCCGATCGCCTTTGCCATGCAGTTCACGATATACTCGAGATTACGACGCTCAACAGGGAGCTGCTTAAAGCGCATCGGAATCTCGAACTTGATATACGCCGGATCGAAATACCCTGCGAACATCATATCGGACCCGTCAGACGCAGCCCCTTTGAGTTCGCCCACCGGCATCCACCGTGTAACCTCCGGATGCACGCTCTTGATGAAGTCAAAGAGCGTCTTATCCGAGTGAGAAAGACGCGTCATGGAGATGTGTGCATACACGTCGGGCGCCATGCAGACCGTATTGACCGTCTCGACCTCGTTTGTTGCAACCGACACCGCACGGATCAGCCCGTTGAAATCGCGGATGATCTGCTCCTCCGTCTTGGTGCTGATCTTCGTCGAGCTGCCTGTACCGTCACCCGGCAGAGCATACTCGCTGATGTTCGGATTGTTGAGGAATCCGATGATGTTGTGCGCCTTGTCGCCGTGCCACGCCAGCTTATTCAGCTTGAGGTCGATACCACGGCGCGCCGCCTGCGCTTTCATCGCGTCGAGATTCATGCCTGCAAACTGCGCGTTGGCAATCTCGTTCTCGTTGTAGCCGTAGGCATCGCCAAGCGAGAACACGCGCACCGAGTTCTCCTGCGCCAAGAGATCAACGCGCTTGAGGTCATCCGCATAGTTGCTGATGATCTCCGCCGTCCCTACGCTGTCATAGACGCGCTGAATAGCGGTCTCTGCCCCCTCCGGCACATCAGTCTGCACCGGGAACACCTGAAATGCATTGAGTGCCGCTTTCTTAACCGTCAGCGTCTGCGCACGGATATGCGTCAGCTGTCGGGCGAGGAATACGCTCTGCGCCTCGTCGAAATGCCCCTGCCCGAGGATATAACGGACCTCCTTTTCATCATACCGTTTCATATTTCAAGCCTCACTTTCTCACGCGGACACGGACAAGATCGCCCTTTACACCGCTGTCAAAATACGTCATCCCGGCAATCGCCTCTGCGCCGCTCGTAGCCGATGCGACGAATGCGCCTTTCCCACCTGCGATTTTCAGTGCGGCGCTATCGCCTGCGGTCACATCGCTTCCCGCCGCTACATAGACGTCGCCAAACGTCATGACGGGGAGCTGATAGCCCGCCTCGTAATACTTTCCGCTTTCCTTCGGCTCGCGCGGTACATGGACGGCAATGCCGATGACCTTTGCGCCGTCACCCGCTGCCGACACAGCCTTGACTTGCCCCGCCTTGTCTGTCCCGCGGATGACTGCTTCACCCGGATCAACGCCGCCCTCAGATGCGAACGAATCACACACATTGGCGGACATATCCGCCTTTTGCCCGGGAAATGCAACGCCGCTTTCCCGCTCATACCACGAAAATGGTTTTACCTGTGCCATTTACTTTACCTCCTTTTCCCAAAGAGCCGCCTCGTCCGCGCGCAGCTTCGCAAGCGCCGCCTCCGGATCGTCGTCCTCATCCTTACGGGACGGCTCGTCTTTCCCGGCAGGCTTACCGAGCTTCTCTCGCTGATCAGCGAGGCCGTCCTCACGCTTTTCTGCACACGCCATATCATAGGCGGCATCGATGTAGTCGTCGGATTTGCCGTCAAGCGCGATGCTGTCGCCGCGTACGGCCTTGATCACGGCAATCTTGATCTCCTTATCCGTCATACTGTCCGCCTTGTCGATGTGATGTGCCTTTGCCGCATCAAGCATAGCAACACGAGCCTTCACCGCCGCCGCGAATGTCTCTTTCGCCTTGTTTGCGGCGTCCTCATGCTCCTTCTTCACCTTCTCGGCATCGGCGAGCGCGGCATCATATTTCGCTTGGAGCTGATCGCGCTCTTTCGTAACCGCAGCATGATCCTGCCGCAGCTTTTCAACGTACACGCCGACCTCCGGAGCGGCGTCGTATTCCAATCCGCTGTCCAGTCGGACTTTGCTCATTTTCTCCATAGTCTCATCCTCCTCTATAACCTGTTCCCCGTCCATATTGAGACGGGCAATTCCGGCGCGGCCACGCGCAACGACCGCCACATGATTGTAGCGGATATTACGCTGAATCGCGTCATAGTGTTCTCCTTCCGGTGTTGTTCCGGGCGTCTCGTCGAGATCGAGCGAATACCCGCAGGATAGTTCCCGTGCTGATGTCGGCAGACAATAGATCATAATGTCCGCGCGTATCGCATTGCCATCCTGCCGCCCGGCACTCAGTACCGAACCGACAGGCTGAATCTGTCCTGCATTTTTCGCAGTGACCATGCCCTTATGCCCGACCGTAATAGGCTTTCCCGCAATCGACGCAAGGCTGTCCGCGGCAAACGCCTCATCGGGCGGTCGGTACTCAATTCGCTCGGAGCCGTCTGCATTCTTGTAACGTAGAATTCCAGCTCGACCAATTACGGGTGCATCACGGATGAATCCCTCATCCGTCTTAACCGCTCGAATCTCCACTGTATCAAATCTCTGCAATTCCTCACCTCCCTTCAAAAATGGGTATAAGAAAAGCACTCACGATCATTCGTAAGTGCTTATTCGCTATTTGGTTTAGCCTAGAAGATCAAGGCATCATTATCAACCCGCACGGCCGGCGAAAAACTCTTTCCAATAGGGATTTTCGTTGTCGAAAACTTCCTTTTGTTCAGGGGTCAACATGTCGGGGTAATCTCGGAACATATTGAAAATGGTCTTTTTGTCAAACGTAAAAAGCCACTGCCCTACCGTGTCCGTTTCAACCCAATAGATTTTATCAGTCGGATTGTTCTTGTAAAACTTTTTACTTGACACTTCCACCCTCCCCTTTCATTTCCTTTCCTGCCGCTGTGTTGATATATCCCAACAATGTTTTTACTTCCTCGGAACTTTTCAGTTCCTCAACGTCTATCATAAAGCCGTCTTCGTTTTGCCCTCTGCCATCCCGGCATCCAAATCGCTGTGATAACGTATGCCTCGGATTCCCGTTGAAATCATGCCAGCCTTGCAGTTCGTCTGATTGCAATTCAAGATATTGGAGTGTGCCATTATCCGATTTTCGCACAATAGCGGCGTGTCTCCCGGCGACGAAATAATACTGCTTCCCGGCCTCCACTTGCTTCAAGAGTTTATTGCCAACGGTGATTTCTGACCTTGCCGTTTCAACAACTGCATTGATGCCGGAGAGTCTTGTAATCTTCATTAGCGCAGATTTCTGCGAGAAGACTTCTTGGCTACTTCCGCCTCGAAAGTCTAATACATCAAGCCCGCTGACCCGTCCAACATACGCCAGTCCCAAAGATGCACACGATCCGGCCGTTTTATCATCGCCGGCCAACGCCTTAATAACAGATGTCTCATCAATAGAACCGCTATACGCAATCGGTTTCAAGTATTCAACATTAGAAGCTTTCAAGTTATCAACGATGCTCTTTAACGGATCGTCCTGAACTACTTTCTCCTCTTTTTTTATTATACCATTTTCTTTCACCTCTTGGAAGGAATTTTTCTTCGGTGCGATTCCCATTTTCTCTAGGTCTATCACCGGATCAGCAACACAGCGACACCGGATCGGCTGCCCGGGATGCCCGTCATCGGGAGGCTTGTCCCACCGAAACTTTACACCGTTCCGTGCCACATGGCGCGGTCGAACACGACGATCTCCCGCAGTCTGCCATATGTATTCCTCAACACCGATGCTTTGCTGCTGATACTGCGTGATGCGCCCATTCAGCTTGCCTACTTGATCCGTCGCGATAAGAACAGCGCGTTTCTTCTCCATCATCAAGATGTTCTGTAAGTCATCAACCAACGCTCTTGTCAGCTTCGCCTCCTCAACATTGTTGATGATCCGTTCCACCATTCGTGCGCGTATCTTCTCCAGTGTCTCTTTCTTGATGGATTTGATGAGCGCAACATTATCGCTGACCCACATACGCTTGAGTGTCGAAAGGTCTGCATCCTGCTGATGCGCAGCAACTGTATTCATCGTGATAGGCTGCCCGAACATACTACGCACTACGGTATCAAATTGCCGCGTAGAATGCGCTTTGACACGATCAAACATATTCCCTGCGATCATACCGACCGCAGGAAGGACAGCAAGCGCCATATCCAGACGATCAATCAGCACATCAAGCGATGTTTGCTCCTCATCATCAATGCGCACCTGCTCTCGCTCGATCAACCGACGCATTTCAGGAATGTATCCGTTGAGTGTCTGCATCATGAGTGCCGTATATGCCGTGAGTTCCTTCGCATACAGGCGTTCAAGTGCCATCGGGTAGCGGATTGATTGTTTCGCCGTCACCTTCATTGGTGTCTTCCTCCCGCTTTTCCAGCAGTTCATCATCGAGCGAATCATCCATGATATACTCACCGTCGTCTTTCAGCGTGCGGCGAATCTCAGAAATATCAAGTGCGCCGATGTCCATATACGACCGCGCCGCATTTGCCTCATGTTCCTTCGCCTGCGCCTTGATGTTCGCAGTCTCCGCGATCTCCTTCTCCGTCGGATTCCACAGTGGCTTGAATGCAATCGTATATGACTCCGGGAGTGTGAACGGATATTCTTTCGCCTTACTGATGACGTCAAATAGCCGGAGCAGGGCAGGGCGCAACGTCCGCTGCTGAATGCGGCTGACCATGTTGTAATACGCCTCAAAATCCGCTTTCCCGGTCGCATTCATGCCCGCAGGCGACCGCCCAAAGAGAACCGTTGCAGGAATGTTCGTGACCGCAGACAGCGCTAACTCAAACTCCTGTATGATGTCCTTCAGCCCTGCGATCGTCATGTTCTTTTGGTCATATTCGTCGGCGGTATCAATCGCGATTGTGTTCATCATGTGCCGCGCCATATCGATGAGCTGCAAACGCTTTCTGACTTGCTCCTCGCCAAAGTCGTTTTGCAATAAACTCTCCATGCCGGAAAACTTCAAAATGCCCTGTGACAGGCGGCTGATTGCCATGAGCGACAGTGACAGACTACTGTTGTAATTCGTGAGCTCCTGCGCAATTCGGTCGAACACTCTGCCGCCCCAGCCGTTACGCATACGACGGCGACGATTTGAGATAACACCGCCTCGAAACAGCAACAGGCGGCTCTCATGAACGAGCAGAGATTGACCTTGATAGTTGACGAGCGTATAAAACTGCGGCTTACCATATGCGGGATCGGACGGATCACCATAGAGGCACGAATCTTGATAGGTCACATCAGGCGCCTCAAACACCTGCAAGCGTTCAATCTTGCGGATATTCGCCTCGTTCAACGGGTCCTCTAGCGTCCCGCCGTCATCAATGACCATGAGCACGGCACAGCCACCATAGAGGCGATCCCACATGAGCGCCTCTGCCATGCGCTTCTGCCCTTTCAAGTCCTCAAACACAGAGCAGAGCTGTTCGTTTTGGTCAATAACGGCATCGCCGTTCTTTAAGTCAAAACCCGTTCGGACGGCCTCGTTTGCAGGTTCTGTGATAATCTTGTTCGCGATGCCATTGAATGTGAAAAGGTCATCCGCCTCTTGATCGCTCATGAGTCGCGGCATTCCAAATTGATACGCCGCAAACGGATCGCGGCTTTTTAGCCCATGCCCGATCACTGCATTGAAAAATCCATCCTGTCTATCCATCACATCACCTCCGTTACGAAGTCAGTCCGCTCCAATCACTGCTGATTGCCACGGCGTTGAATGCGTCTGCCGCCGCATCTACTTGGTCATCGTGTAGGGCATCGGGAAAGCCCTCAAGTTCGGTCAAAAACTCATCATTCCATACACCCTCCAAAAGCAGAACATTTCCCTGCTGCCACTGTGCAGCGAACGGCTCTGCCCGTGTTACCTTATCCCCTGTCACCGTATGGCATTGGATATTGAATCCCGCCATTGCACGAACATAGCTTTGTGCCTGCTCCTTGCCTGCCTGCCCGGGGTCCTGCGGGATGTAGATTTTCGAGCAGTGGTATTCCGCTCGGTCCGTTATCGCCGTATTGCGTATCAACGCACGGACATTAGCAGCATTGAGCGCCTGCCGCTTGACATCAAGAACAATGTATTGGCCGTTGCGCAGGCGTCCGATCAGCACGCCTGCCGTACGGTCGGGATTCTTGTTCGTGCTTGTGATCTCCGTCGCCGCCAAATCCCATGCGCGGGATACACTGACAATCTTATCCGGCACCGTATGCACAATGCGGACTTGATTCCGTGCAAAATACAGACCGGCCGCAGGGCGAATCTTCCAGTTTCCTTTGAGCAGTCGTTCCTGCTCGACGACATCAAGCGCGGACAGGGACGCGAGATATTCGGGATTTGCCGCAAGCAAAATCTTGTTGTCGTAGATGTTCGAGGCAATAAATGTCACACTCTTGCATAGGGCAGCATCCTCGCCATACGTCCCGGTCAACTCCTCTCTCGTATCACCCCAGATAATATTGCCATCCTTGCGAACGAAATATCGAATCTTGCCCGATCGCTCGGGAATTGGATAGCCCGTCTCTTGGTTGATCCACCACTCTATAAACGACGCTACCCAACTATCAGCATCCGGATTGCACGTCGCCCGGATATATGGCTTGACACCACAGGTCGAACGGTTACGGGAGAGCATATAGAAAAACTGCGCCTCGCTGAAATGACACAGCTCATCAAAGCAAATCAGCGGAATCTGACTCCCCTGCCACGAATGAACATCTTTGTCGTATTGCAGATGCCGAAAAGAAATTTTCGCTCCACCCCGAAATGTAATTTGCGGTGTAGGACTGCACACAGCGGAAACACCCATTGGCATATACATCGATAGTGCATTATCCCACAGCCCGCCCTCGGACATGATCTGATTCGCATTTCTACGAAATATGACAACGCCGAAATTCGTATTGCCCACATGGCGTAAACACTCAAGAAGCAGGGCATAGGTTTTCCCGCCGCCCGCCGCCCCGCCATAGATGGCGATGTCTGCCGGAGACGACAAGAACATCTCCTGCGGTCCCGCCTGCGGTTTAATCTCCATTGTTATCACGTCCATTATCCGGCAGGTAGACAACAACCTTCGTCGCCAGTGTCTCAACGGGACCACCATTCGCCCCAGTGATCTCCTGCTTCTGCACATCTTGTTGACCGAGATGCTGTTTGCCGAGGAAGATCGCCATCGCCGCCGACTTTTTCGCAAGCTGGAACTGCATACGACGCAGGGATATTAACCCCAATCCCCTTTTTTGTGCAAAAACTTCGGAAAAACTCATATGATATGTGCGTTTACACCACGCATTGAGCGTTTTGTCCGTGACACCGAACCACCAACAAATCTCCTGCTGTGTACTCTGATACCCGCAGAGTTTTTCAAACTCTCTCTTATCGATCTCTTTCCGTGGCCGTGCCATTTCCTCACCTACCATTTTTGCCAACAAGAAAAGCGCCCTTTCGGACGCTTATCGCAATATTTTCACACTACCATCATACCACACTTTGGCGGCAAAAAACAGAACAAAAACGGAACAAAATGTCCGTAAAAATGTAGTCGATTTTCAGAAAAAAGTTATCCACAGCAGCTAAAAGATAATTTTACACAAATGTATATAGTGTAGATTGTTTTCTTAAAGTATTTGGAATACCCCTATTATCACAATATCTTTCAAAAGTCTCTTTATGATATTTGGGTGCACGGGGATCTAATACAACCTCCTTTATATCACACAAACAAATATCATACGATATTGTTAACGGATCTTTCTTTAGACCAAATTGTAACTCGTCTTTATCTATTTCTCCATATCTATCTATATTTCTAAGTATTCCCTTCACTATTTTAACTTCTTCAAAAAAACATGTAGCAAATCGATATTCATCCTCATGTTGAAAAGCAACTCGCTTATATTTTATGGGATACATAATCTCATCGTCTAATATAAAATCCTTCAGAGCCGTATTGGGATATGGCATTTCGTCTTCATACGTAACCTTAAAGTCTTTCATAATATATCCCTTGCACTTAATGGAAGTATTTATTCTATCCCTAGTTTTATCACAATCAACTTTTATTCGAACGCCTATATTATTGGGACTATATATACGCCACATAGCATCAGATTCTGCTTCTTTTGTACTCCATGATTGTGCGTATATTGACTGAAAAACACGTTGTTCTAATATATTATAAATTCCTATCTTTTGATAATTACCGAAACATTCCTCTTTCAACTTATTAAAAAGAACTTTTATCAATACCCCTTCATAGACATCTTCCCACCTATCAATTCTTGTTAAATATAATTGGTTCTTCTCAACCATTGAAACAAACTGCTCAAACGACATATACTTATAAATATCCATGAGTTACCTCCTTATAGAATCATTTCTCATATATAAAAAAGAGAAGCCATCTTCGGCTGACTTCTCTCAGTAGTTTTCCCTGTAGCCAGTTTACAGGTACTTTATTACGATGTTCTATCCTTTAGGCCTTACGTTTTCTGCAAGGTACAAAAAAACGCCATGCAGTATACCCGTAGTCAGCAGCAACCATCAGTTTGCCCCAACGATTGGTATAAGATTTACAAAAAATCCACATATGGTCTCCTTTCCGGAGACTGTTGCAAAATCCTTCCCAAAATGCTATTATTGCATTGCAAACAATTTAGACTGACCATTTCAGTCGAATCCCATACTTATAGCGGGAACTATATGTATGGGGCAACAGTCGCCTTTGGTTATTCAGCCACTAGGTGGCTGTTTTTTCATGTAATAAAACATAACATCCTCCCTCTATAGTCGTCTGTTTTTCTGCACTTTCGCAGCTGATTCTGAAACCTTGTATCTGCTCATTATATCCGGTATAGAAAGCTCCTGTATAAATCGAAATGGCGCTAACAGTTCTCCGGCAAAAGCATTTGCTTGCCATTCAGGATCACAAAAGATGGGAATCTGATAATTAGGCTCTACCCTAGCCAACGAAATATTTGCAGCCCCATGTAGTAGTAAATGCCCAATCTCATGTGCTATCGTTAAGCGATCCCTGCCATATCCTGTACAAGCACGATCATAAACATCTTCTCGAATCAAAATCTTTACCTCTAGAGGAAAGGTTTCTCCATGCTTATCTCTAAGCTGCTCTTGAGGCACGATCTCCGTAGTCACACCATATTTCTGTAGTGATTCGAAGATAGATACAATGTCAAGATACCCATCTTCCGGTTGACCAAATATCCTACGAACTCCTGCGGCTTTTACTCGTATCTCTCGCAAAGATAATGGAGGCATCATCAATCCACTCAAACAGAATCATCCCCCTCAATAACCTTTCTAATTTTCTCTAGCTGATCTTCACTCAACTTATCAAAATTACGAGCAAACGCCCAAGCGGCATTTCTCTTTTGAAATGAGGCATCCTGCATATCTATCTCGACTTTTTTTTGTTCCATGTTGGCAGCTTCTCGCAACTTTTCAACTTGCTCGTAAGGTAGGTCGTAACATACTCCGAGCATTTCAAGATAATCGAGAGGCATCGGCCTCTTTCCATTTTCTATAGCAGATAAATAAGATGATGTGATGTTTAGATGCGCGGCCATATCTTTTAGATACTCATCTCTATCCACCCTTATTTTCCGCAATAATTTTCCAAGTTCTGTAGCCATTATTGCCTCCTCCTTTCTTTGTTGACTTCTCTTGTTATAAAAATCAACTTTTCTTGTTGATTCTACATCATAATTTGTTGATTGTCAAGTCTTCTTATGCACTAAACACAAACCGCATCTGACGCGCACCCACATAGATTCCAAACACCATATACGCAACCTCGCGGAGTGCCCTACCGCCTCTGTCCCTCGCCCACTTCTCTGAGAAAAAATACCTGCCGCCTAGTACCTGCCAACTCTCCCCGTTGATATAATGCCCGCGTACGAGATCGCAGTCTAGTTCGCTTACGCCATCAAGCGCCCGGTCAACCTTCCGCAGGATGCACTCGAGCTCGTTCTTCTCCTGCCGCATCCGCTCAATGCGGTTCTCCGCCTTTATCCTGCGGTCGGCAGCCGCTTCCGTTACGTTCAGCTCTCCTCTGCCGCCGCTGACAGCATCGTCGCCATAGCGCACGCTCGGGATCGATTCACTCTCGAGGAGCATCTCTTGTGCCCGGATTTCATCATCGAGGTTTTGTACAGAGATCTTGAGCTGATTGTATTTCTTTAGGTATTGCCGCGTCTCTCTGATATAGTCGCCGTACTCTCTCACGCTATTTCCTCCTGTCTATCTGAACGCACCAAAAGAGCGGTGATACGCCGCTCTTTTTCGTTATACCGTCTGTTCCACGCTTCGCCTCACAAGAGGTTTATTCATCTTCGTCAAAAACAGCTTGCATAATTTTGTCAAGCTTTGCTGCTCTTTTCTCATATCGGGATATTTGTTCTTGATATATCTCCTGCAATTCTTCAAATGTCACCATTTTTATAAGGACTTCATCACTATAGGGCGCAGTGCGATCTCCCTTGAATTGATACCAGTCTCGCAATCCTCCACTATTTTGCAGATTGCGGTATGCTATCTTTCCATCATCATCAATGTAAAGCACATCATGCACATTTGTTCCGACAATGTGTTCTTTGTTCATCTCTGTATCTCGAATCACGATAACAGGAAACAACATGGTATTCCCCTCCTCTTCAAAACGGAATATCCGAATCATCGACATCGACGCCTGCAAACACACCTGTGCTTCCGGAAGCTCCGCCATTCCCGTGAGGCTTTTCACCGAACTCTACTTCACGCGCGACAACCTCAATAATCATCACGGAAAGGAGGTGTTTACTATGCGGTTAAATCTTGATTGCCTACGCGATATTCTGCTATGTGTTGAGGAGGTCGCGGACTACCGCCGCCCCGCCATGTTTGTCGATACGGATGCCGTGAATCGGATTGGCGACCATCTCGGCGATCACCCGAAACCACCGCCATATCAGCAGGAATTTCTTCACGCCTACGAGAGCAATGAAATCATGTACCACTTGAGGTACTGTTTCCATGCTGGACTGATTGCATCTGATCGGGAGCCAAGCGGAATGCAGTTCTTCGTTCGCGACCTCACGCCTGCTGGTCATGAGTTGTTGAATGATATTCGCAGTAAGACGGTTTTCGAGAAAACAAAAGCGATTGCGACAGAGCTGCAGGCGCAGTCCATTCCCGCTTTTCAGAAAATCGCTTCCTCTGTCATCAGCGCGATCATTCAAGCTCACTTGAACTGCTGACGAAGCACCTCTTTACGACAGGCATTGAACTCCGTTTTTGACGGATGCTCAATGCCTTTGCTCTCTGCCCAAAACATATACGCCGTAAGAGCGTTCGACGCAGCGATAAACTTGAACAGAAAATAGAGCATCGCCGCAAACAAGACCACACATATTGCTCCGAGCGAATCCATCCCCTCACCTCCTCTCGTGGTTGTTATCTACCAAAAGTAGAGTTATGAGGCAAAAAAATTTCGTCATACGGAACTTTGAGAAGGGCGGACAATTTCTTTGCCTGCCCAATCGTTGCCGTATCCGAATTTTCCTCCAACTTACGATACGTCTGAACGTGAACGCCAAGGCGTTTCGCTACCTGCGCTTGTGACATATTAGCGTTCACGCGAGCCGTCTTCAAGCTAAGTTTCATCTCTTGACTTCCCCCTTTCTCCTATATCATGGCTAAAGTATACTCTACTTTAAGTAGGATTACCCCCCTAAAAGTAGATTTTTTCATTTCGATATTGATTTTTTCTACCTTTAGTATAGTATGGGCTTAGGGGTGATAAGAATGCCGATAGGTGAAAATATTAAACGGCTACGAATTATGCACGGCCTTTCCCAAAAAGAGCTTGCGCGAATTGCCGGAGTATCAGATAAAGCCGTATCAACATGGGAAAGCGGGTCAAAAGAACCGCGCATGGGCGCAGTCCAAAAAATAGCAGACCACTTTGGATTGAAAAAGAGCAACCTTATAGAAGATAACGGATTGGAGATTAGTATTACCCCAGCGCAATCCCCCGTGCCCGCATCCGACGATCTGCCCGCGCTTACGCAACGCGATGAGCGACAGATTGCAAAAGACCTCGAGGATATGCTGCACTCGCTCAAGGGTTCTGCCGCGATGGGCGAACTCGAGGACGAGGAGGATATGGAGTTGCTGAAAGCTTCGCTCCTACAGGCAATGACCCTCTCAAAGCGTATCGCAAAGAAGAAATTCACGCCGAAGAAGTATCGAAAATAACTTTCCGTGAGCAGAGGGAATGATATGGATATAAGGGAAATCGTTTCAACGCTCGTTGCGAAATATAATACACGGAATCCATTTGAGATTGCAGAATACCGGAACATTGAAATCATCCACAACGAGCTAAAGTCAGTTCTCGGCTATTATACGAAGTATCATAGAGTACAGAGCATCATCCTAAACAGTGATCTGCCGGAACACCTTGAGAGTTTCGTATGTGCACATGAGCTCGGGCACGCGATCTGTCATCCCGACATCAACGTGCAGTGGCTCTGTGAGGGTACGTTTTACTCCAAAGGTAAGTTTGAACGTCAGGCGAACACGTTCGCTGTCGAGCTTCTTCTCCCTGACGATCTGCTGCGAGAGTATCCAGAATGTACTGTATACCAACTCGCACGATCTGTCGGTGTGCCGAGAGAGTTTGTTGAGCTGAAATTGTTGTGAGGCGTGGTGTACAACAACCGACCGATTTATTCTGATTTAAGAACGATATACCTGCTTATTGCAGGTTGACATTCCCACATAAAAGAGATATACTACTGAGTACAAAAAGTTTGCTAAACAGGCTCTTGGTAATACGCTCTTCTATGATACGGGAGAAGCGGAATCCACGAGCCTCTTTTATTTTCAGGAGTGATGTTATGGTAATCAGAACAGCGATTCTTGTTGATGGCGGGTTTTATAGAAAACGAGCGCGGCATCAATGGGGCGTTAAGACTTCGGAGGAACGCGCAAAGGAATTAACTTCTTACTGCATGGCTCACATAAAAAGGAAAGACGGCTCCATTCCTCGGTGTTTATACCGAATCTTTTATTATGACTGTGCGCCGACCAGGCGCAGCGTTTATCATCCGCTGACAAAAGAGAATGTTGATTTGGAAAAATCGGGAACCAGTACATGGACGCAAGCGTTTATGGACGAGCTAAAACGCAGACGAAAATACGCGCTTCGCCTCGGGGTGCTTGCCGACAAACCAAACTATAATCTAAGTCCCTCAGTAACCCGTGATTTGCTGAACGGCAAGCGAACACTAGACAGCCTAACAGTAGACGATTTTGAGTTTCACGCACGACAAAAGGGTGTAGACATGAAAATTGGTCTCGATATTGCGTCTCTTGCTTATAAGCATCAGGTTGATCAGATTATTCTTATCTCCGGAGACAGTGATTTTGTTCCTGCCGCAAAGCTCGCAAGACGCGAAGGAATTGACTTCATACTGGATCCTATGGGGGCAGACATTAAGGCTGACCTTTTCGAGCATATTGATGGATTGGAGACGCCATGGAGGCATAGCCCACCAACGCCCCCGCCCCTTGTGAGCGAGAGCGAGTGCTGCGATACTATTACAGAGAGCTGAAGCACCGGAGCCTACAGAAAAAATTAAATGAGCGCATAACGCCTTGACAGAAACTATATACCTGCTATAATGTAAGTATCTTACCCGTAAGGGTTCAGTTTTCTATCCAAAGAGGCGTTGGCAATAGCTGACGCCTCTTTCATTTTCCAAATAAAAACCGCCCCCTCTGCGCCAACAGAGAGAGCGGAAGACATTTTCCTATTTTTGTTCAAATTCAAGCATTACTTGTTCAGATGCATGCTTCACTTCAAGGACCTTTGTAACAATATATTCACTATGCAATTTGCCGCCTTGAACGCCTTGCTTCATATAGTATCTAATACGGAGCATATCCCCTCTTGCAAAGGCAATTTTACGTGATTTAACCTGTTCGTTAAACTCCTCATCCTCCATGGATACCCAGATAGAATTTTCTCCCCCCAACGAAACTTTCCACTTCCCATCGTTGAAACTGATCGTAACAAGAGTAACTGTCATCTCAAGCTCAGTGGTTTTTTCTTCTTCCCTGTCTTCAAAAGGTTCTTCTGGAGGAGCCTTGAAATACTTTACTTCTTTTTTTCCTATGGTCTCTATCGGCTTCCTGTCTTCTCTCTTATCAGGATCTCGCAATTCAAACGTATCAATGCCACTCTGAATCAACGGTTGAACTACCTTCTCAATATTGAGGCGACAGTTCACGTTTATAATAACATTTGCCGTGTTTTTTGTGGTTTGAATGCGTTCACCATTATCTAACACAATTTCTGCTCTCTTGTTATCTTTACACTCTACGTCTTTGACTTTTCGATCACCTATGTGTTTTAATACCGAAAACACACAGTAAATCGCGCCACCAGTCTCAGCAGCAGTCTTTCCCCACCCCAATACGGTCATGAGATCATCTAATCCGTTTGTTTTTGCAGACGATACAAATAGAGAAACTTGATCTAGAATTCCTGTATTCAAAATGAAGGTAATATCAAAAGACCCCCGCTGCAAACTGTCCTGATTTAGCATGACCTTGATTTTCTGTTCCCCTTTGAGGACATTATTCACGCTCTCTACGAGGTCGGCAAAAGCGATGAGTGCCGGAGCAAGGTCACGCACATCCATTTCGCCGTTTTCAATTGCGGGGCCATTGTATGCGATGCGAGCTTTTCTTGAGATGGCCATCGTGATCTTCCCCTCCACTATTGATATCTCTACAATTTATTTTACCACATCCGTCAATAAAAAACCGCCCACCGTGCGCCAACACGATGAGCGACGATACAAGTAATCCCCGAGGAGATGTACCTGTCGTAATCAAGCAAAAGTATATCACACCTTCGGGGATTATTCCACAACGAATCTTCGGAGGTGTATTATTATGCCAACCAAACGCAAAGATGGACGCTATCAGTCAAGTGTCATTCTTGAGAACCCGATCACGGGCGAGAAGGTGCGGCGTTATTTCTACGCCTACACGCTGCAGGAACTTGAGGCTGAGCGGCGACGCATTATGAATGCGAATATCTCGGACTTTCTGCTGGTTGAGACGTTCCACCGTTTCGCCGACGAGTTCCTCGCCATGAAGCGCGACGTGGATAAACTCGAGGCTTCGACGCTCTCCACCTATCAGGGCTTTCTCACACGACATATCCTTCCGCGGATCCCACCGACCATGAAGATCGCCGATGTAAAGCCCGCCCTGCTGAAGCATGTCCTTGCACAGATCGACGGTGATCGGACAAGACAGGCAGTCTATACGCTCCTTCACTCCATATTCAAGGCGGCAAAATTTGAACAACTGGTCGAGAACAATCCGATGGAGTTCATCCGCAAGCCAAAACACAAGGCGACGGCTGCGGGCATTGTCACGCCGGAGATCTATCACGCTCTCCTTGACGCGATCCGCGGATCACAGACCGAGCATCTCTTTAAGTTCGCATGGGATACAGGCCTGCGCCGGGGTGAGATTGTCGCGCTGCGCTGGTCGGATTTTGACGCAAAAGCAGCGACGATCCGCGTCTCAAAGGCACGCAAACGTGCAGCCGATGAGTACGAGGGCACGACCAAGACGACATACAGTGCCCGCGCGGTCACGCTCTCCCCTGCTGCCGTGCAGAACCTTCTCGCATGGAGGAAGAAGTTCACGGCGATCCTCCTGCGGCAGGGCATCCCTCTCACAAAGGACAGCTATGTTTTCCGCTCCCTGCGCGACGAGACACAGCCGATCACGCTGACGGCGGTGACACATCTCTTCGCCGACCTCAAAAAGCGGCTGAACCTCCCCGCAGATCTGCGCTTTCACTCGTTCCGCCATACCCACGCGACGCTCCTTGCGGAGCAGGAGACCAGCGCAAAGAAGATACAGGTGCGTCTCGGTCACGCGTCAGCATCCTTCACAATGGATCGCTACGTGCACAACACGGAGCAGATGCAGGAGGGTGTGACAGAGCGAATCGTGCAGGTTGAGAAAACATATGAACGTTGACCTCAAGACGGCAAAATCTGCATACAAGAAAAGCACTCTGCTCTATCTGCAAAGTGCTTTTTCATTGTTTTCTCTTCAAAAATCCGACAAGCAACAGGACGATAAAAGTTCCTCCCGAAAGCCCCGCAAAGGTGATATTTCCTAGCCAAACAGACAGCGCCACAATTCCAAGCAACGCGAGGCTGAGCAAGAACGCCATCCGTTGTCCCATCCTGCTCTCTTTGATCTGCGCCTCCAAATCCGCCATCTCTGCGTTTCTATAATGCTCGGAGTTCTTTACAAAATCCTGCATTATCATGTCCGCATAAGCGGGATTGATTTCTTTGTATCCCTGCAAAATAGCAGGTGGGGGTAATGGGCCTTTATAGGTTACGGCAGCTACGGAAACAGCTGCAATTTCGCCATTATCAGGAGTTTCTACCGATGTATCGTCGCTCTGCTGTCGTAGGTCAACATCGCTCCTATCGAGGATCTCTTGCGACACAGTCCCCTCCTACGCGCTCCATTGACGCCCTAAGCATGTCGCCTGTACGCTGCCAGCTCTTCCGTGAGATTTCCGTAGGTGTAGAGACGTGCTGCATATAGTTCCGTTTCTGTCTGAGAGATATGCTGTTGACGCCATGTGCAAGCATGCGAGAAAACCTTCTAATTACTGCTGCCACAATAGCCACCTCCCTGAAAAAGGGTACACGAATAAAACCACCGAACCCACCTGACAAGTTATCGGGTTCTCTCATTCATCATGCGGTGTGATCGTTTACACGATAGCACCTTCTCCACGATTATTATACATCTCATGGTTCAAGCGGTCAAGTGTGAAGAACAGTACGGACAATAAACGCCATGATGTCAAAAATGATGTCAAAAATAAAAATAGAACAGAAAAAGGCTCCCAAGCAAAATACTCGAAAGCCTTGATTTTACTGGCAGAGAGGGTGGGATTCGAACCCACGGTGGCTCATCACCACACTTGATTTCGAGTTACTTAAACGTCGATTTTACACTCATGCAAATTGTGTTCTTCCTTGATATACAAGGCTTCCGTTGCTCCATGTCCCCCTATATCGCCCTATTTCGTTCGCGTGTTGGCTGTCAAAAAGCTGTCAAATTCTGCACATAAAAACAGAGGGGACGGCGCACGAAACGCCGCCTCCTCTATTCCATATGTCGCTCTACCCACTCGTCCCATGTGGGACACGATCTAATATCTCCTGCAAGATAGTGTGACAATGTCGTAGCATACGCAGCCCCAATCATACGGCATTTTTCAGAGCAATAATGCCGTCTTCTGTTTGAGATTTCTTTACCGCATACTATACAGTCCTTTACCGCCCGTTTTTTCGTTAGAGATTTCCATGCCACCAATAAATCGAGATCTCTTTGTTTTCCCTTTCGACCATTACGCCGCTCTTTTTGTCTTTGGCTTTTGGCTTTTCTCCTTTCTTCGGTATCATTTGCATAATACCACACTAGCCCCTGCTGGCTGTCAGATTTTTTCCACGCCTCCTGTGCGCAATCAGAGCAATACCGCTGGCGAGCCGCCGCATAGACAAAATCTTTACCGCACACCTCACATTTGCCGACGCTCTCCCCCAACGTGATAGACAGCCCTCGTTTGCGCCGCTCAACATACCGGGCTTTTTGTAATTTTTTTCGCGTCTCACGGCAAGCGAGGCAATACCACGCACGTGGCCCGCCATCAAAAATAGCCCCGCACTCGCGACAAGTGCGAGGCGCTTTCGTCGAAATGCCTTTCTTCATTGTCCCAGCATCTCAATCAATTTGATACGTTGCCCCACGGTCATCTCCGCAATCATCGCGCTAAGTGCATCGCGCTCCTCCTGTGTGCCGGATGCCGCATCCAGTACATCTAAGTGGAGTCCACGCACCTTGCGGCGATCGATTGCTGACCCGCAAATGCACTCGCTGAGGATCGCTGTCTCTTCCTCCGAGAACTCCGGCAGCTCCTCGAGGTCGAGTAGGATTCCGTACCGCTCGACGATCTCGCCGAGCCGGGCAGAGAAGCTCTCGCCACCCTCTTTCGTCTCTGCTTCGAGCCTCACAAGGGGGGTGTTCATATAAATTTGCTTGTTCTTTGCCATGATATTTCCTCCTATGCACATCTAAGAGGGGCTTGTGCCCCTCCCTCTTCTTTACGCCACCTCTGCCCGCCGTGCGATGGCTCGACGGATATCCTCCTTGAGCTCCGCCATCTTGACGGGGCTCGAATATGTTCCGACGGGGATAACCGCCGAATCGTGGTACACCGTCCACGAGTTTCCTCCGAATGAGGAATGGAAGTGGGTATACACTTCGTCTTCCTCCATATCGTAGTGCACCTCGAGGTACGTGCCGTCGTAACGGTTGCAACCGCGCATCTCGCCAACCGCCGCCTTGACTCCCTTGAACTTTCTCTCTGCCTTCATTTTGATTTCCTCCTCTTTCTGGGCTTTGTGCCCCTGTCCTTTTTCTTGATTATATTATAGCAGGAATATACATACTTGTCAACAGTTTATATACATATATTTTTATTTTTATGGTTATATTTTTAGTGGCATAAAAATAAGCCCCGAAGCCGTAGCCCCGGGGCGATGAATTACCACTCTATGATATTGTATGTTACCGTCGCGCCTTTGTAGCGCGAGCCGTCGAAGTGAGCAAGAGCCTCAAAGCGTCCCTGCTCATAGCCAATGCTCATGAGCGCCTTGCCGTCAATGACGGATGCCCCTGCCTTAATTCGATGGTCTTTCCGCAGATCGACCTTGTAGACGTCAATTTTCTGCTCCTCTGCCGGCAGCTCTTTGCCGTCCTTATCCTTTGTGATCGGAGTGACTACGGTACGGTCTGCCTTTTCCCTCGCTGCCCGTGGCAGTTTCGGGTCGTCCTCACGAATCTGCTTTTCAACGACCTGCGCAGCCCGCTCCACCGTTGGAGCACTCACATAGTAGGTTGTTGTCGGTGCACGCTGTCCCGCTTGTGCTTCCGCAAGCCGCTTTTGGAGCGCATCCGCGTTGCTCTTGGAGATATCCAGCTGCGCCCGCAGTGCTGCCTTGTCCTGCGTCTGCTCCTGCGTCAGGACAGCAGGTTTCTCCGCTATCCTGTCTGCTGCGGAGTGTCGGCCGACGGCGTATGCGATGCCGATGAGCAGGACGCACAGGATTGCCAGCACGGCTGTTTTGTGCTTTGTGACGACCTGTTTCACCCGTTCAAGCATTGTACGCACCTCCTCACTGATTGGCGTAAAAGTTCGCCTTGCCGACAACGGTGTCCATCATCTCATAAAGATTCCGCCCCGGGCACGCCGTCGACATCAGCTCACGGTGTCCTACAATACTGTCGCGGTCAATCGTCAGCCCGTAGTCGGTGCAGAGGTTGGCAAGCAACATCGCCGTACTCTCGATCTGCGCATCCGTCGGTTCGCCGATCTCAAAATTCCCGCACACATGGATGCCAATGGTGTGCGAGTTCTCTCCCGCTGCATGCGCGCCGATGGTCCAATGCGGCCGCCCGACCTCTATGGTTCCATCCTTGCGGACGACATAGTGGTACCCGATGCACGTCCACCCCTGCGCCTGATGCGAGGTGTTGATCTCCTCCGCGGAGAGGTCGTCATCGGTCGGGTTGCCAGTGTGATGCAGGACGATCATATCCGTTTCGCGGCGTGTGCTCAGTCGCCCTGCATCATACGTCAGATTCAGATCTTTCAGATGTACTCTTTCCATTGTTGTCCTCCTTTTTCTCTTCGTACTGGTCGGGGATTCCATTCTCGTCGCGGTCGATAAATGACTTTGCCAAAAAGCCGATGACCGCAATCCACGCCGCCCCGCTGATCTCATGCAGGAAGTTACGCAGTTCCACAAGATCAGGCTTCAGCGTACTGCTCCAGTCATATATCCACGCACCGACATAGATGCTGCAGCAGATGACAAGCAAAGCCGCATACCATACAATGTAGCGCATGGCAGCGTGGCTTCTTGTCATGTCACGCAGGTAGTTCTTTCCCTTTTTGAGCCACTGTGAGATTTTGAGCATTGCTTACCTCCCTCCGAGTGCCCACGTTAAGATGGACGCAAAGATACCAACGATGGTCGTTGACATTCCGATGGTCCAACACACATCATGCTTGAACTCGTCCAGACGGTGATGCGCGGACTTTGTGCTCTCCTCGAGGCGGGCGATGCGCTCGTTGATCGCATAGAGCTGATCACGCCCCATCGGCAAGTTTTCTGCAAGCGCCTGTATCTGCCCCTTGATGCCCTCGAGTTCGGAGAGGATTTCGTTTCTTGCCATGCCTGCCTCCTAAAAACGCACCTGATACATCAGGACTCCCGCAGCATCTGCCGCGAAGTCTCTCCCGTCCCAGTGACCATCGGACCACTCCTTAAGTGCGCCGATGGAAAGCGTTGTTATTGCCGCCCAGATGTGATTCATACCGCAGTTACGCTGCAGCTGATCACAAATAACGTAGCTAAGTCCCGCATGAGCAAAACGGTCAACGCCCACGCTGTCAATAAGGCGATGCTGTGCCGATGCAGCAGGTGAGGCTGCGCATATAACAGCGGCGATCATAACGGCAAGTAATTTCTTCATATGTTCTCCTTTCCATCAAAAAAGCCGCCAGGTATTATGACGGCTTTTTCTGCGCTCACGTTCATCCTGTTGTGTGCTCGACGAGGTATGCGGCTACGTCCTCGCGGTAGACCTCGGGGACGACCTTCTGATCGTCCTTCTTGTCCTCCTCGGAGATTGCCCACGTTCCGCGACGTACGAGATAGGCGTAGACGGGGATCATGTATGGCCACTTCTTCATTTTCCTTCACCTCCTTTCAGTGCAGAAAGTTCCGCTTCGAGTGCCGCGATGCGCTCCCCCTGTGCGACGAGGCGGGCTTCCTGCGCTGCCATTGCCTCAAATGCGGCAAGACGTTCCTCATCAACAGGCGGCTCTTGCGGCTCGGCTTCCACGGGCGGAGCAGGAGGCGCGGAGACAGGCAAGCCTGTCTTTGGGTCGCGGATGTAGCCCGTGCCGTTGTCTCCAGCTCCACGGTTGCCGATGTAGTGCTGATAGTCCTCATCGGAGATAGGGATATAGCCCTCGTCGATGTACTTCTGACGCCCTCCTGCCGTCTCGTAATGTACGCCACTGACAACAGTGGATTCGCGATGCCCAACAATGTCAAATTTTGCAAGATATTCCATTTCAGCCTCCTATCTTGTTAGCGCACTGCTCCAACAGCAAGCCAACCTATGTTAAACTGCCTTGCGTTGGAAGTGTTTATTGCAATTTTGATTTGACTGCCACTTTGGTTATGGGTCACCACCTTAAAGTCCTCGGAACTGTCCAAAATTCTGGCAGCAAAAAAATAATCCATGTAGTAATTGTACGCGACCGGGAGTGTAATGTTTTTCCCAGTCGCGCCATCAGAGGATAGACGCCCCCACTGTATCAACAGTTTTCCAAAGGCTTTTCCGAAAGACACGTAGGAAGCTTCATCTCCGATCGAGTAGGTAACGCCGATTGCAGCTAATGCCCCTTCGATCCCTTTTTTTAAATATTCACGCACCCACCCGACCGTCGCAGGCTGCGCGTCATTCTCCGTCCCGCCACCAAGCACTTCTATTGCCTTGACAAAGAGTGTGTCAATATACGCCGCCCTCCAGTGCTTCCTTGATTTCCCGACGCTTCCTTCCCCGTCCCTGCGCGGGACAAAATTTCTTGTTGCCATGTGATCGTTCCTTTCTAACGCGAACGGGGCATGATATCCCCGTCCTCATCAAGTTCATAAAGTAGGCTTTCAGGCGGTGATTCCTTTGGCATAAGGTCGCCGTCTTCGTCGTACTCAAATGTCCGAATCCCGAGGTTCGCCTCCACCTCAGAGGCTGCCCGCCATGCGCCCGCCGCATACCGCTCGGCGTACTCCTCGCTCTGCTTAGCATTGCGGGCACTCTCACGCGTCGACTGCTCCATGCGTCCTGTCTCCGCACGCGCTCCGTCAATATGACGCTGCATGTTCGCGACGTTCTCCTCCATACGCCGCACATTGGTTTCGGAGGCTGCTGCCCGCACACGCCTATCCTCTGCGGTCGTTGCGTGCTGTTGGGCTGCGTTGGCTGACCCTGCGGCTGCAGCGGCGGAGGAAGCGGCCGTGTTCTTAGCATTGTTTGCCTGCTGTGCCGACTGTGCAGCAGAGCTCGCAGAGCTCTTCGCCTCCGACACGTAGTTTTGGAGGTCGGTGAGACGCTGCTCCGGTGTCTTTGGGTCGCCTGCGGGCAATGTGACGGTGCGTCCAAACATTTCATCATGTTCCTGCAGGATCGCGATTGCCTTATCTGACATTGCCTCAATACTCGGCAGCGGATACTTCGCGCCGAGATCCGTAAGCTGGTTGATCGGTGTCTTGCGATAGATTGTGATTGTCTTGTCATTCGGCAGCTTTGGAGGCTGTACGTGAGCGGCGGGGGCTTGCCCAGGCGCATAGCCCGGGTAGTGCACAGTCTTTGCCGGCACATCCACAAAGTAATCCCGCGAGAGCTCCGTTGTCCTTTCCGTCGCCGTATCATAGACGGCAACCCGGATTGTATCCGCCGACGAAATATCAAACGAGAACGGGAATGACGTTGTCACCCCGTCCCCGCGATACGTCACCGATGTTTTCCGATGTTCGATCATCGATATACTCCTTTCTTCCGTTACCGTGCGCCGCGCGTACGGCTTTTCTTCTTCGGCTTCTTTGGCTTTTCGGGCATTTCACGCGGCCGCAGCTTCTTGTCAAACAGCACCGCACGAAGGACATTGCGGATATCGGGGTCATAGTAGTTGTCCGTCTCCATCATGTCCTCAACATACAGCGCAATGGAGAAGAGCCCATCGCTCACCGTATTTGTTACCCCGTGACGTGTCGCCGTGAGTGTACTGACCGTTTGTGCGGCGGACTTTGCAATATCGAGATACCCGATTTCTTTCTTGGGCTTCCGATACTTCTTATCCTCCTCATACCGCTTGCGCTGCTGCTTCGTCATTTTCTTGACACGTGCGCGTTCCTTCTCCTCTTCCTCCTCCCGCTTGAGATCGTCCTCCCCTTTTTTCATAATGAGGTTCCATGTCGCCAGTGCCTGTTTCCCGCCGCGTGACGCAAGCGCACCAAACTCAAAGGTTCGTCCATACGTTGTGCCGTCGAAGATTTGATCCAATGCGAAACCGGCAAAATCGCGTACCCCCGGGAACATTCCTGTTGCCGTGGACAATGTATTTTTCAGTACGATTTTCATCCAACGGTCTTCCCACGGGATTTCCACCTTGATGGTTTCCCCCGTCTTAGGGTCTTTCACCTTCCGATACTTGTCCTTATCGTCGTCGCCTTCCAGACCAAGCGCAGCTTTCCCGAGCCCGCCGAGGACACCGACAAGAACGATGCGGAAGAGAATTGCACGGGCAAGAGGCATCCAAACGTGAATATGCTTGTATCCCGTCTTGCTATACTTTCCTCTGTAATGCGCTTCAAGAGCGGCGTTGTATTGCGTATTGAAGAAAGAAAAGAACGACGTGAACAGCTTGAACAATTCGCTGCGTGTACGCTGTGCGCCAGAAAGGTCTTTTGTTTGCCCCGAGCCGAACGTATCACGCACAGCCGCATCGCCCGCCTGCACTGCACGCGTTTCAGCCTCCTGTATGCGTTCGCGCTCATCGTATACAGGAAGCTCACCCGCGCGTTCGAGTGCAATCCCCGCCTGCGCAAACTCTTTTTCCTTTTCGCGAATGCGTTTCTGCAATGACGGGTCAACAAGCTCCTCCATCTCACGGCGCAGGTCGTATATCTCTGCACGCAGTGCGTACACACGATCCTGCGCCTCTTTGTAGGTGCGCTTATTCGCCTCATTCTCCTCGTTGATCTGTGCCAGAGCTTTTGGGAACGCCTCTTTATACACCTTGTTCCACAGCGGGACAGAGAACATTTGATCGGTGAAACTGATACCGTAATAGGCATTGTCCCGCAAAAATTCAAGCGGTGCATACGTCGGGTCAAAGATATGCGGGTCGCGGCGTATATCGCGCTCCATGTTGCTGATACGATCCGCCATAAAGGCAGATTTCTTTGCCATATCGCGCAGGGCTTTCGGCCCCTTGCCAAAAATAGGAAGCCCTTCAAAATAAGCCTCTGCCGTTTTCCGAATGCCGATCTTATCCATATTGAGAAGCGTGTTTGTCAGCGTGTTCTCCAAACACGGCCACAGCCGCCAGCCCATAATCGCCATCGTAGAGTTGCGGCGAAGTCCGCCAATAATGCGGTTGATGCCCATTGCCGCAGAATCAGATGCCTCCACAGGAACCGCCCACACATCAACCGCCCACTGTTTCAGGTAGTTATAGATCGGCCGTCCATAGGTGGACGAAACATACGCCTCAAACTCCTTGTCATTGATGATGCGGTACACATCACGCGCCGCAATGCGGAACGCAATGTTATGTGACGCATTGAAGATATGGTCTTTCAGCACGTCGAATTGAAGCAGTACCGGCGCAATAACGTCCCCTTTGGAACGCTCTTTCACATGACCGCGCTTTGTGCCGAACACCTGCGCCCCCGTCATGCGCCCCTTGACATCTTCTTCGGTCTGCTTGTCGTTGACCTTAGACGCTTTCTTCGGGTTGTATCGCAGAGGATAGTACCCGCCCTGCAGCGTGATCTCCTTCCCGTCCGCTGTCTCAATGGTAAATGCGGATGCAGGGACTTTGCCGATGTGTGCGCCGTTAAGGCGTTCTTCGACACGTGCGCTCTCTTCCCAGAACGTATCCAGGAGATTCCAAACCTCCTGTACGACCTTCCAGTCCTTCTCCGTCATGTTCTCCTTGAGGGTACGCATGACATCCAGCCTTTGACCGATATCATCCATCACGCGCTTGCGGTTGGTCTCCGTCCCCCAGTTGAAGGCGAGGCAAAAGACCTCCTCTTTTGAGAGCATATCGCCGTAGGCGTTGATGTTCTTCTTGCTCCACTTCATCTTTTCACTTTTGGAATAGACGGAGAAGATTTTTTCAAGCGCAGCCCTCTTTTCCTCAAGCAGTTCGGATTCCTTCATCTGTGCGCGTTCGTACGTGCCATAGATATAACGATGCGCTTTATCGCCCATGAGCCGAAGGATAAGCTCCGGCTTTGTCAGTTCTATATTCCCCTCTTGCGCTGCCTTTGCTACAACCTCACCGAGGAGCGGGATTCTCGCAAGCAGTTCACTGTATCCCATCCCGCCGACATCATCCGAGACAGGGTGTTCGACAACGCCCGAGGGCTTCAGTGCGGTATCATCCGTGAATATTTCTGTGAGGATATCATCCTTTGTTTTCCCCTGCATGCTCTTTGTCAGCATTTCGTTGCGGTTACGCCCGACGCTATAAAGGACATTCATCGCATTGACGATATCCGCGAAATCGTCCAGCTGCATATCCTTGTACTTCTTCTTTTCCTCCGTAATGAGATCAAGAAGATCGGACGGGTCACAGGCGTCGATGTCGTTATTATCCTTGTACTGCGCGAAGAGGTCGGAGAGCTTCGTGCAATCGACAGGCTTTTCCGCGTCGTTTGCTTTCAGCCCGAGGAGATAGCCGATGTGATTCAGCCAGTACCGCTCATCCGCCGCAAGGCGTACCGTACGCGCACTGAGTTTCCTCTTTACATTGGCAAGCAACTGATTCAGCCGCTTCTCGTTCTCCTCGGCGGCATAGGCGCACGCCGCCGCAAATGCCTGTTGTTCCTTGAGTTCAAGCACCTCCGACCATTTCCCCGCCGTTGCCGCCTTGTTGAGTGCACGCGCGTATTGACGCTCCTTGCGGCGGAAGAAGCGCGGATTGCAGGATTCACTGATCGTGCGCTCCCGCAAATACATCCGCGCCTGTTCCCGCAGAAATTTCTCATACGCATAGGCAGAGCGTTCATATTCCTTGCGCGTCTGCTCCTTTGTCCCGCGTCGCGTATCGGATTCCTTCCTCTCCGCATCCTCCGCAGCTTTTTTCTTGACCTCTTCGGGCGCATTGCCACCAAGGACACGCATCAGACGCTCTTTGCGGCGCAGTGCGGCGGATTCGATGGCAAGTCGTCTGTGATACGCTTTCGGTGTCTGCATCGCACGCGCCACGTTTTCATCCGACAGATGTGCCTGCATGATCTGCTCGTCAAGATTGCGGGCGTATTCATCCACATGCGCTTGAAGCTCTTCTTCGAGCGTCTTGCGCCCCGCCCGAGCCTTCTTATAGGCGGCATAGGACGGGAACCAGTTCATGACAACATCGGTATCACCGCCCTCCCGCATCGCGTACTCCGCGAGATAGACAGGATCGTTTTCAAGCTCTATGCGCTTGCGTTCGCGCTCTGCCTCTACCTTTTGGTTGAACTCTTCCCTTGCCTCTTTTTCGAGGTCTTTCATGACACGTTTACGAAGAATGTCCTCTGCCTCTTCCTGCGCCTCCTGCGTCCAGCGTTGGTAAAGCTCTGCCTCCGTCTCCCCAAGGAGGGATTCAATGCTCTCTTTGCCGAGAAGTTTCTCCATCGGGCGGAAACGCTCGTCAAGCTGCGCCGCCTTGATTTCCTCCTCCGTCGCAATCATACGCGCCATGACCGCCTGTACCTCTGCCGACGGCATTGCGCCCACGTTCTTTGCGAGATTGTAGATTGTACGCAGGAACGCCTTAAACCGTCGGAATACGCTCCTCACCGCCGCAGACGGGGCTTTCCCTTCGGCAAGGTACATCTCAAAGCCACGGGCAAAACGCTCCTGCCTCCACCGCTCCATCGCAGCTTTCTCTGCAACGGTATCGCCCGCCTTCTTTGCCGCGAGAATCGCGTTCTCGTGGTCGCGGAACTCATCGGCAAAGTCCGTCTCCGCGTACTCATCCGCCGCACCTTCGTGCCACTCTGCCCACGCATTGACCGCCTCAAGGTCTTTCGCAGAGGCTTCGTCGATCTGCGCGAGCTCATCGAGGTCCATCAAGAACATGTGTCCCATCTCGTGCATAAACGTCGATTCATCCGCACTCTCAAAGAGCGTAATGATTCGTTTGCCGTCCTCCTGAGAGATTTCCCCTTTTACCTCTTGACGGAGCATCTGATCATATCTGTCGAGGATTTCAATAGCATCCTCATCAAATACAACGAAACAACGGCCATCGCTCTGTCCGTAATACGTTATCCCCTTTATGCCGTATTCATTCAACAGTCTAGAAGCATACTCAGGGTCGTCGCTTAAGTATTCATATATTTCATCCCCTGCCATTCCTTTATACTCTTCGGCAAATTGTTCATCTTTATCCTCTCTTTTATATTCGACAAGATCACCGTAATAATCGCGCACCTTTATCGTTGGGAGAGTCCCGTTTTTTAGATCTTCCGCAAGTCTGTCGAGTGCTCTCTGTACCTTTTCTGGCTGTGCGTCGTAATAGGCATCTTCATTCAAAAGCACATCCGAATCTGGAATTTCGACTTCAAACAAACTCCCAGATGACCCTTCCTCGATGTTGCCGCTTTGGAGGATTTCTATCGCCTCTTGTATTTTTTGGTATTCTTCATCCTCCTCTAGGTCTTCTAACTCCTCATCACTCAACCCCTCTCGCATCTCGTCAAGTTCGCCTTGTAAACTTGCAATCGCTTCTTCGGCGTTTCCAAAAGAATAGAACTCGTCTAATGCTTTTGCCTCTCCCGTGTCATTCTCGATATATCCGCCAGCATCATTACTATCCCCGACAAGCATCCAGACGTGATTGATATGCTCATATGTTTCGCCATAATAGATTAAAACATCGCCGCCGCTAGAGAGCTTGTAGCGATATTCTTCTGCCGTGTCGCGGTCTTCTGCAAAATACAGCCCCCACCCGTGCGCCTGATTGCCTTCGCCTGTACCTATGAGCGAAAGAAGGAACTGAGAAAAATATGCTCCCGTTCCGTGCCATGCGGATTGTGCATACACATTTCCGTCTGCGTCCTTGACACCAGTAAGCATATCGCGTATACTGACAGTCAAAGGAGCCTCCTCCTCGGCCGCACTAACGCCTGTCTTCGGACGTGGTGTAGCGGCGAGAGGAGGCTTTTTTGCGTAGTAAATTTCATACGCAGTTACAGGTACAGAGCCGGTAGAAACAACTCCGTCATGCTCCTCAGCCACAACAACCAGCGTCTTTATACGGTCGCCGATACGTACGGGAACCATAAGACGATAGTAATTCGATACTTGATTCTTTCTCTTTTGCGCCTGACGCTTCTTCCCCTTAAGCCCCGTCAAAGGGGCTTGTTTTGTGTTCGGAACGACTTCGACAACAACAGCATTTTTAGCGATATCCTCAAAGTTTGAAAGCATGATATTCCGTGCGGTTCTATTATCTGATGATTTATTTGCATTTCCGCGCACCAAATGTCGCTGTCCATAAGAATCGCTATCCTTTGGCAAGCCTACCAACGCTTGAAAATCAGCTGTCGGAACAGGCGGTAAGGCACTTGTCTTTGATATGTAGTCAATAATCTCTTGATCGGATTTCCCTTTCAAGTCATTGGTCATTGTATCAAGATCAACAACTTGAATCTGTTCATCAAGATTCAAGCCTGTACGTACCGCCTGATGAAGCACATCATTTGAACGCATATCCTTCCCGCCATACCGCATGGCGAATCTGTTCTTGAAATAATCTAGTGCCGTGTATTTCTCTTTCCCCTTCTGCGTGCGCATCGCCGCCGCGAAAATATCCGCATGATGTGCAAAGAGGAGGGCGTTCATACGCGCAACCTTTGTCTGTTTGTCCTCCTTCTGTTTGACACCGACATTTTCCAGCAGCTCTACGATCTGACGATAGACAGAGTACGCCTCAGGCGACAGCCCCGCAGAGCCCTTGACCTCGAACGAATCAACCTTCATCATGCGGTCTTTGATGTTCTCAAGCGTCTTGATGTACCCGTTCAGTTCATCCAGTTCGCCGCGTGCGCCGTCCATCGCCTCCGCTGCTTCACGCGTGGTCGGAATCCACCCCTCCACCTCGGGCGCAGACGCATCGCCGACAGTGAGCAGATAGGCAAGGTCACGCAGCTGTGCCTTGTTCGGTGCTTTACCGTTTTCCTTGTAATACGCCTGATACCACGGCGCATTGTTGGAGACGCGGATTCCCCGCCCATCTTCGCCAATCGGCAGGATATCAACGCCCTGCTTCATACCGCGTGACAGTGCCTCCATGGCAGGTTTCAGGATCTCATCCCGCGCCACCGTAAACTCGTTATAGAGCGACCTCCACCCTGCAGCAGGGTTGTCGGGATTCTGTGAGATGACCGCTGTTGCCATCTCCCGCTCCCCATCCATGCGTGCTTTTTCCTGTGCGTCAAGGTGATCGGCGGGCTTCGGGAAATACTCGCTTGCAATGCTGTTGATAATCTCCGTCCGTGCCTTGATTGCGCTCTTCTGTGCGCCCTCCAACGCATCCGACAGTGCCTTTGTATTCTCTTTCATACGGGCGATGGAATCCGTCTCAGGGGTAAAAGAGACCGATTCCAGAAGCTGCGGGGATGCGGCAGATTGCGCATACCGCTCTGCGGGCACAAAGAGATGCCCGCCCGACTGTATTGTCTTTTCCAGTTCTTCTTCACGGATTCCGGCGGTCTTTGCCACCTCCTTGAGGTCGGCAAGGCCGTTTTCCTTTTTCATCGCCATTTCGGTATCAATGTAGGCGTTCTCAAACCCCGTACCATGTACCTGTGTGCGGATGATCTTCTGCTGCACATCAGGTGCGGTCTGCTTCAGCTTTGCACTGGACGCCACCTGTTGGAGACGGTCAAGCATGACGGTCCCCGTCATCGTCTTTTGGGCCGCGAGCTGCTCCTGCATCTTCTCTGAGGAGAGCCGCTGCGCATGACGTACGCTGCCGATCGACGCACCGCCCATCGTGGACATCACACCGAATCCAAGCCCCGCAGGAAACGCCTCAACGCTCGACACAAGCGCATTCGCCGCCATATCGCCAAGGCTATATACCTTGTCCGCCGCACGTCCATCGGAGGCGTTCACGATGTGGTTGTGGATGAGATCATCAGAGAGAGACTGCGCCCCCTCTTCGAGCGATTCCGTTGCGGCAATTTTGAGTGTGTCCTTCACCTGCGACTTTGCAAAGGCAGAGATAGATTCACGCTTTGCCACATCATACTTTGCCGCATCGACAACACCTTTGATTGCCGTCTCCGCATATCCGCCCTTGCCAAGAGCATTGACACCTCGAACAAGCGGCTTTGTCGCAATGCCGAAGTTCGCCATCTCAATGCCTGCATTCGCCGCACCGCCAAGTGCCGCATAAAGCCACCTGTCATTGTCCGTGAGAAGCGGATTGCCGTCCTTGTCCTTCATCTCGCCATATTCGGCGTAGCGTGCCCCCGTCTCAGGTCGGCGCATTCCCTCGAACATACCGACACGCATACCTGCACTCATGCCGGATTTAACAAGTTGCCGCTGCGATGCCCGCGTAATTACAGAGCGCACAGTGCCTGCGGCAAAACCACCTGCCGCACCGACCGCCCCGCCGAGGAGTGTTCCGCCGCCGGGCTCAATGCCAGTGCCAAGTGCCGCTCCCATCGCGGCAGCCGCCTCCGCCGTAATGAGCCCATCCCGCACACCGATACGTATAGATTCCAGCATCTCCGGACCCGACGACGCCATACCGCCGACAATCGCCGCAAGAGGATCGTCAAAGAAAGATGGCTTTTCCTTCTTGTCCTCCTCCATCATCTGTGCAAGATCAGCGGCGCGTTGCCTGTCATTCTCATCCGCAGTACCGATCATGATCTTATATTGCAGATTGTCATATTCGAGTTTCTTGTTGCCGACCGCAAGGAAATGTGTGAACGTCTCCACAATCCCATGCGTCTGACGCACGGATTCAATGTCATGCAGAGCAAGAGCCGCATCGCGCGAGCTCATCTTTGCAACGTCCCGCAGTTCAGGGAATTCCTGCCAGACTGCCTCCATGGAGAAATCTCCCTGCATGAGGTTCTTCTTCATGTTCGCATAGTCATTGATACGGAGTGCCTGTTTGAATGCAACATCATCGTCCATGAAAGCATTGGCCGAGATCCCCGTATTCGCCTCGATCTCACGCGCCTTACGGAGCTTGTCCTCATCCGTCATAAAGTAATTGACGAATGTCTCCGTACTACGCAGGTCTTGTGCGAATTCGCTGCCTTCATCTGCGTTCTGGTTGATCTTCGCGCCGATGTAATTGCGTGGCAACTGTGTCGCGTGCGATGCCGCGACCTTGACAGGGTCCATGACAAAATCTGCGCCTGTGTCCCAGAGATTACGGGACGCATCTTGCACCTCTTGTGTATAGGTGAAATTTCCATCTTTATCTCTGGATGCCAGCTGCGCATCGGCAAAACGTCGATGTGCGTCAATGAGATGCGTTCCTGCAGATATGACCGTATTGCCGAGATCACTCCATGCTTCCCCTGCTTCATTCACCCACGCACCGGCCGCGTCCGCCATCGTTCCCTCGGCAAGCCGCTCATACCACGGCTTTGCATCCCACGCCGCTTGATTCGCCTCTTGTGCGGCGCGTTCTGCTGCTGCGGCTTCTCTCTGTTCCTGACGCTCCTTTGCGTCATTCAGATACCCGTCAAGATCAAATGCCATGATGTACTCCTTTAGTCTGTCCCCTCGTGCTCTTCTTCGTCGCCCTCATCTTCTTCGGGATAGTAGTACGGCAAACTCATCACATCGCTCTTTGCCAAAAGTGCTGTTGCCGTAAGCGGATCCGCGCCACGCGCGATAAGGTTCTCGTATGCCTTTTTCCAACCACCATGAGGGTCTTCCATATCGTCTGTAATCGCCGTCCAAAGTTCTTGATTATTTTGCAGATCTTGAAACTCTTCGCCAAGATACCCTTCATTATCTAGTCGCATTGCCGCATTCTTATAGGCGATGAACTGACCAGATGTCATTTTTTCGCCGAGTTTAAGACGGGTCTCCATCTTCTGCATGGCTTCAAAGTCTTTGGCTGGATTATACGCTTTCCCGCTCCGACCGCTGCCACTCGCCCTTCCTGTGCTCCTATTGACGTGGTAATACTCTGCAATCTGACCTTCCAGCCCGTTGCGCTCTTTCATATCGAGGTCTTGTGCGTAGAGCATGGAGATCGCCGCGCTGTAGCTTCCCGCACTCTGCGCCGCACGCATGATTCCATCCAGATACTGACCGCGCTGCTGCCGATAGGTCTGCTCCGCATCTTTTCCGAGTACACTGACGAGCTTCATCAGATGATCCCGTTTTTCGGGATCGTAGGCACTGACCGTACGTTCTGCTCCACCAGCACGCCCAAGTGCCTGCTGCACATATTCACGCACGGACGGCTCGTCACCGTTCCCCTGCCTTGCATCCCACGAATAATGACCGCCCTCACCGATTGCGTCCGCTTCTCCATCCCGCCAACGCTCACCGTTTCGATATCCTGCATACCAAGCAACAAGAGCACCTTCCGCACCGAGCTCGTCGTAATACTGCCCGAGCTTGTACTTTGCGACAATCTCCTGATTCTCCGGTGTTTGCGGTGCATCTGCAGAGAGTCCTGCCTCCTGTGCCCATGACGGCCAGTTCTCCGGCATGATCTGATACTTGCCGAATGCGCCCGTGCGCCCGTTCTGTGCGTTATAATTCCCGCCAGATTCCTGCCCTGCAACCGCCGCGAAAAAATCTTCCTTGTTTTTGATTGCACCGCCGATACGCTTTGTCACATTCGGCCCATAGAGCTCATTCACATATTCCCGCGCCTTCGCCTCGTTGAAATGATTTCCTTCCCACACGCCGGGCTTGCTGAATATTTCATGCGCAAGCGAATCAAACTCCTTTGCCTCCGTATGTTTTTTAGACACCCGCGCCAGCTTCCAGTAGGTATCCGGATCCATCTCATTTCGGAAGCGTCCCAGAATCTCATCTACGCGGTCATAATCCTCGTTTTCGAGTGCTGCACCTGCAGCGGCGGCGGCAATATTTGTCACCATTTTTCGACGTTCGGCTGCGAGCTGTGCCCCCGACCATCCCTCCTTTTGCGCCTGTGCCGCGAGGAGAATGTCGCTCTGATTCACATACATGGTCGGCGCACCATTCACCTGCCACGTCAGAGCCGCCTGCTGCGCGTTCGTCTGAAGGTTGGAGGCAAACGTCGCCTCCTCCACCTTTTTGCCCTCTGCCATCTCCTTGGAGGCGGCAATGCGCTGGAAGTTCGCCATGTTCTCATTGAGATTGCCCTTAAGTGCATGGCGTACACGCGGGTTGTAGTTCTTGCTGATATCTTCGTAGGTCTTGTTGATTGCGTCGGTCGTACGACCAATGAGCCCCTTTGCGTTTTCCCCAACACCTGTAGTAAATAATCCCTGCTCCCCATAGAGCTGCTGCGTAAGGCTCGTCATAACCTCGTTGCGGGCTTTCATCACATCGGCGGCATCCAGATCGTCCTGCCTCTGTGCTGCGACACGCGCCACCTGCCCGACGGCTGCCGCCATCTTCCCGTAGCCCTCACCGCTCGTACCGTAGGCATTCACATCACCAGAGACGCGCACAGCGGGCGGATTCATCACATGCGGCTCTACTGCCGGCGTATACGTCGAGAACTTCATATGTCACCATCTCCCACGCGGATTGTAGTTCTTCAGTCCCTTGCCGAACGAATCAAAGGACGGATTCTGCTTAAAGTAATCCGTCCCGAACGTATAGCCTGTTTTAGAGTTGTAGAACGCCGACGTGCCATAGCCCATATCCCGCGCTCCGACACCTGCCTGCATATTCCCCGTCGCTTTGCCCGCATTTTTCCACGGCTGTGCCGCACCATAGACGCTCGCCGCCGTCCCGAGGATCGTAGCGAACCCCGCCATCCGCGCTGCACGCTTTACATTGCCCGCCGCCGCATTTGCCTGATTCGCCTGATTGATGTAGTTGCTCTCCGCGACACGGGAACTATAGTTATCATTGCGCTGATTCATGAGCAGGTTCGCCGCGTCCTTGTTATAGGCATCATAGCCGGAGGAGAGAATATCCATCGCAGAGCCCGCAAAGTTCAGCCCCGCCGCGCCTGTCTCCGCACGCTGCGCCCCCATTGCCAAACGATGACGCGCCCGTAGCGCCTCCTGTTGCTGCGCATAGTTATCCGCGATCTGCTCCTGCTTGCGGTTTTCGATGCGTGCATTTTGTGCCGCCGCATCCGCCTGTGCACGATACATGGATGCCTGTGCATTCGCCTGTGCTTGTTGCTGCTTATACTGGAAAAGCCCGCCAAGAGCAGTGAGCCCTGCCACCCATCCGCACATATTACTTCCTCCCTTCTCCTTCGATTGTGAACGGGATAAACCGTTCGCCGCCGACCGTAATCTCTCGATGAAACACGGCACCACAGTATTTGAGCCAACGGATTGCATCTTTGTTGAACGCGCCGACCGCATTGTAGAGCACGCCAAACCGCCGCGCCCAGTCCGTTAGAATACGTTTGGATTCCACTGCGAACGCGTAACGGTTCTTTGCCACGCGCTCCGTCCCGAGGCACCAGATCAGCCGCCCCGGATTGCCGAGCACTTCCCGATATCCCCAGATTGCCACAAGCCCCGTGCGGTCGTATGCGGCAAAGCACTCCTCCGAAAGAAACACCGAATCATAGATTTCGTTCTCGATAGATCCGCTTTCACAGACCCCCGCCGTGAGTTCCCTGCGGTCGGCGGCACGCAGCTCGCCGAGAAGCGTCCACACGAGTTGTTCTTTCTTCTTCTGCCTCGTGATTTTCTTGATCTCGTAGTTACCCACCAAAAGACACCTCCCTGATGATTGCCGAGAGGCTGAACGGGTAAGGCGTATCATGCGTAATGCAGGTACGCCCGTCTTTATCCCATCCGCCCGCCGGAAGCGTTACCTCCTTATCGCCCGTATAGAGCACATTCTCATCCAGCTCCATACGCTCAGGATCATAAATAATGTCATCCTGCATCGCCGCATTTTGCCCGATGCGCCCGCCGTAAGACTTCGTGAGACGCAGAATCGCCTTGCGCACCATCTTCCTGCGCCCTTGTACCGTTCCTGTTTCCGTATTGCCCACATCCCAGTTCGGCTGTACGAGTGTCATCGTATACGGCAGACCGACCGTGACGCGTCTTGCCGCCTCCGGAAGACGTGCCGAGGCATTCATCGTAACTCCGTCATCGTGATACCCGTCTGCCATCACCGCGACCTTCTTGCCCGCAAGGACATCCTTGCCGGGGATCTCTGTCTGCGGCGACGGGTACGTCACGGCAATCGCCGCATCCGCCATCACATAATCCTGCTCTGCCTCCGATTCCCCGTGGGGTGCGAAATACTCAAGATAGCGCACCGTCTTGCCATTGATGCTCCGCTCTACAATCACATAGATGCGATCTGTATTTCCGCTGCTCACGGCACAGACCGCCTTGTATTTCCCATCCGTCACAAAATGGCTCCACGCATATACTTTCTGGTCCATGACATACGTCAAACAGAGCAGCTGCCCATCGTCCGTTACAAAATAGACCAAGCTGTCAGGCTCCTGCGCGTATGCGGCGCTCACAATCGCACGTCCGCGCACCAGATGTTTTGCAAGAAGTGTCAGATCAGCTCCTACATAGCCGTCTGCCTCGTAGGAGTAACCAGTATCGCGGACGATCGCGCCGCGCCGCTGCACATAAATAATGCGATTGCCGACACGCAGCGGAGGGACATTACTGCATCCGTAGTTCTCCTGATTCTTCGGCGTGATGTTCGTCGGCTTGACCGTCTCGGCCCCCGCAATCGTCCATGTGTTTCCATCGGTGAAAATCACCAGATCGTTGCCCACATCCATATGCGAGATGCTGTACGCCTGCCGCGAGAGCAGATCAGCGGTGACGGCACTGTCATCCGTCACCGTACCTGATTCCTTTTCAACGCCGAAATTCTCATAATCTCCACTCCTTGACATCCAGAGCCGCTGCGGGTATTTTTTATTCCCGCCGAAACACAGGCGGTCTTGAAAAAACGCCGCGCATCGCGGATAGCCGTTCGTGCGCGACCATGCACCCCAGTACCAATCCGCAGTAGGTGTAATGCCACCGAGGTCTTTTGTTACACGGGCCGTCGCTGTCTTTGCATTCTGCACGGCTGTAATGGTTGCATACCCCGTATGCTTATAGGGATATGCGGAGAGGTCTACGTTACATGTCCCACTCGTAATTTCCGCACGCACATGGAGCAGGCTGTATTCCTCTACGTCGCCCGATTCGGTTGGATTATAGTCGTTATTGGAGGTATAGGCACGCAGATTGACCCATGTACGCCCGCCATCCGTGGACTGCTGCACAAATATTTTCCCCGTCCATGTCCCATGAGATATGACTTTCCATGTCCGCCCGACCTTGATATTCCGGCTATACATCGCGCGTTGATCGAGCGCATACTCTCGTGTTTCGCCGCTGCTCGTCGTAATGGTGAGCTTTACCCCTCCTGTAATATTTTCTACACGCAGACTGATGAGTTCATCGAACCCATACCCTATAGCCGCTTCCGTCAGCTGCCCCTGCATCGTCCATTCTCCCGTACCACTCTTACTAGCAAGGTCGGTTGTCGTCTGATCCCATCCCTGGAACTCATCTTCGTAGCTGACAAGGGCCTGCAGCGTTACTTTACAGTTGCCGGTACCGCTCTTTTTGATCGTATAGGTCTCCCCCATATGCGCAGGAATTTCCGGCGAATAGAACGAGGTCCCTCCCGCCGTTGCAGAGATGGAGACCGTTTCTCCATCCACATACTGTTCTATTTGCAGGTCATCTCCTACGCGTTCCGAGGAAAAAACATCCTTGGCTGCGTTCAGCGTAATGTTTCCTGTAATTCCTCTGGGACGTATCGTCGACGCTTCATCACTGTTGATATCCCCGTACGCCTGACGCGTCCACGCAATATCTGTGAGCCGCCAATCCTGCTCGCTATAGCGCGAAAGCTTCTTGACCGGATGATTGCCCGAACAGATATACATAACATCAACGGACTGCACAAAGCGCAAATTCCGAAGATCATCAGGTACAAATGGTGTTTCCAGTTCAAACGGCAGGTGCACACCATCCCACCATATGCGGATATAGCGGTCTCCAAATTCGAGAAGATATGAAACCTCTACCGAATACTCAAAGCGCACGAGGATCGCCGCGCGGTCATCGTACTTCATGCGCCCTGCATAGATACTGCCGGGTCGCTTGTAGACAGGACCATACGGGCGGATGATCGCATTCTCCGCCGTGAGGAGTGCCAACTGATACTTCTCCAAATCGACACGCGATGCGACTTCCCCCGATATCTCACCACCCGTGAATGCGGGCTGAATCGAATAGAACACCGTCGGCTGAACCATCTCTATATCCTCCTCAGGTAAATCGCTCATTGGCGTATTTGTTCGGGTACTGCATATGGCGTTCCTTTTCGAGTGCACTGTAATACCGCGCTGTCATGATCGACTGTTGTGCAAGCTGCATATGCTGTGCGGCGATGGTCGCATTCCCGGTGATTCCCGTTGCAATGGAGGAGGCAAGAAGATGCGCGAGACCTTCCACAAACTCCTCACTGAAATTCACTGGGTCTTTCACGTCCTCCGTATATTCCGCCCATGCCTCCTGCACATCCGTCGCAATCCCCTTATTCCCGCCGAGTGTCACAATCTCATAATCCTCTGGCTCCGTCTCCTTCTTCCGCGCACTCTCTGTGTTGTAGACGTAGAGCACGCTCAGGCATTCCGCAGGATACGCATAGACCACATCCCAGCCGGGCACCGCCTCCGGGAACGCCGCAAGCTTTTCCACGCGCTTGGCGAAGCCCCACGGATATGCCGTCAGCATTCGGCGGCGGTCATGGTCATAGTGCACCTTGCACTTACGCGCCTCCTCACTCATATCATCAATGCTGTTGATGCGACCATGTCCGATATAGGAGAGTGCCATGTTGCAGATCTCTGTACTGTTCATATAGATTCCTCCCTTGCCACAGTGTCATAGCTGTTATGACACTGTGGCAAAGGCAGAAGGAAAGCCCTTCTGCTCTGCCTGTTTCTATCCGCAAGATATCAGCGGTCGATGTTGTCGTCGAGGACGAGTCCCGCTGTGATGTTGCCCTTCGTGTAGGTGCTCGTCACCTTGAGTCGCAGAAAGCCCAGATTGCCGCGCGGCAGATGTACCGAAAGCGGTACCTGCTCGTATGTGCCGAGTGTCTTCGGTGCTGCGAAATTGTCCATCATAGATGTCTCAAGTACCGTTTTGAGCGTTCCCGAGCCCGCATCCTTCACGCGCAGAACAAGGATGGCAGGGTCGCCCGCATCGCCAGGCCCCACCTTCAGCACATCCGATTCGAGCGTCGCATTCGCGAGCGGTTTTGCATTGAAAAACAGATTCTCTCCGTCCAGAATCGCCATGGTATTGTCTCCTTTCGTCATCCCTTCGGAACGGCCGTCTCCTCATCCGAGATGGCGTCGCACTTCTTGATCTCGAGTCCCGCAAAGTAGAGGCGCGGCACATCCTGTGCGAGTTCCTGCCGCGTCACATGGACATTGGTCTTGTCGAGCAGGTAGATCTCGAACCAGTTGTAGAGCGCTTCGGAAACATACATCACAACCTTCTTGTCGCGGGACTGTAGATTGCGGATGGTATTCTTCGCCGTGACGAACTTCTCGATGAGTGCCAGCTTATCCGCAGCCGACATCTTGCCCGTGATCTTCGTCACGTCGATGTTGCGCACGGCGGCGTTCGCGCGGATGTCTCCGACCGAGAGCCCCGCCTTCCATGTAAAGAGCGTCGTGAGCGCCTGATACTCCCTGCCGTCGGGGTCGAGCACGGTCTGCTCGCCGAGATCGCGCTGCTTGAGACCCGCCTGCGAGTTCTTCGGGTAGATGCCGCTCGTTGCGTGCGTACCCCAGCCGACGAGGAATGCCGATGTGTTCTTTGCGTCCGCATTCGCCCCCGTGCCCTCGACGACCTGATAGCCCTCCGTATTCTTCTCGCCCCCGATGATGGGGTAGCGCATCGAAAGGCCGTTGAAGGTGTCGAGATCATCGTCTGCGTTGCCGTAGAAGATGTTTGCCGCGATCGCATCCGAGAATCCGCCGACAAAGGCGGCGTCTTCGCTGCGGCGGAACTGCTCGCCGTTGGGTGCAAGTGCGATCTCCTCGATATCCACGCAGGAGCGATCCTCGAGGATGATGCAGGTGTCCTGCACCTGCTTGGTCGTGGACTTGTGCCGCGTCACGCCGCGATTGATACGGCGTACCGAAGGCTTCGGCATGGACGTGCGAATCGTCGTGCGGTTGCCCGTCGGAAGATTGCCCATCTTCCATGTAATATCATCCATAATAGGATTTGCGTTCAGGAGCGCTTCGATGATGAAATCGACGCTCCCATCGGGTGCCAGACGCTTCCGAAGGTCGGAGAGCGTCAGTGCCTGTGTTCCGAGTGTTGCCATAATAGAATCCTCCTTTTATCAGTACTTATTGAAATCTGTGTTCGGGTAGATGGACTTCTCCGTCCCACCAGAGCTGTTGCGATCGCCGCCATCCTCGCCGATGAGATCGCCGAACGCCGCCATGAGACGAATCATCTCAACGCGGTTTCCGGCACCTGTCTCATTGAGCATGGCCGTCAGTCCCGGAATCTTCGCGGCAAGCGCATCACGCGCCGCAGCGGCTTTCGCGACGGTTGCATCAAACTGCCCGCCGAGCTGCGTCCGTGCCTCCTCCGCCCATGCAGCCTGCGTTTCCTGTACGGCCTGCATCGCCGCATCAACGCCCTGCTGCATGTACTGCATGCCATAGGCGGCAATCGCACTTGCCTGTTCCTGAGAGAGCCCTGCCTTCTTTGCGATCTCTCCAAATGCGGCGGCGGATGCTTCGTCATAGTCCATACCATCAGGGACAACGCCCTTGAAGTCATAGGTATCGGGAACACCTGCAGGTTTTGCAGGATCATTCTTGCCGTCGCCGCCGAGAATGGTATCACCGCCGGGCTTTCCGCCATCGCCGCCCGCGTTGTTTTCAAGGGGCTCTCCTTTCCCTCCTTCTCCCCCTGCATCATCTGCGTCAGGTGCGTCGCCTGTACTTCCATCCGCGCCGCTATCGCCGTCTGCGAAGCGCTGCAGGTCGAAGATCATCTCTTCGGTCATGTCGTTTCCTCCTTTTCTGCTGCACGAATGAGGCTTTCGAGCTCATTCATAAATGCGTAATACTCACTCTCTGCCTGCTGTTTTGCAGCAAGTGAAGCAAGATCATCGGTGACAAGATTCTTGATGTGGAGCCCTACGCGCCGCTCGCCCTCCATGATGAGAAGGCGATGCACGTTGTCTTCCGGGAACGGAGCATCACTGATGAGATGACAGCGTTCAAAGAGCCGCATAAGAAACCAGCGCCCCTCCGACTCTTTGAGCATGTAGAGGAGTGCCGCCTTGTCTTTGACCGCGATCTTTCCATTTGCGATATGCCGCAGCTTATCCGCTGCGCTCTGTTCGTATTCCATTCACGCCTCCGATCAGACCTGTGTCATCCCAAAGAGCTGCTGCAGTGCGGGATTGCCGTCCTGCGCCGCCTCTGTGGCGTTCTTTGCCGCCTGTGCCGCAGGTGCCGCCATCTGTGCCATTGCGGCTGCCTCCTGCATCTGTTGCTGCTTCTGTGCCATCTCCTGCTTTTGCTGCTGAATCGCCTCATACTCGTCATCCGTGCGTTTGATTGCCGCAGGTGCGCCGAGCATATCAAAGTAGCGGTTGATGGTCTCGTTCCAGTTCATCTTGTCGAGGATGTCCTGATTGAATTGCGCGATCTGCGCAAGGAAGGCAACGCCCTGTTCAATGTTGACAAGTCCACTCATCTTCTGCGCCTGTGCGAGCGGACTGATGTACTCAATCTTGAGTTCCTGATCGCGCAGAATCTCTGCCATCTCTTCATCCTCCGGCTCCGGGAACATGTGCGCTCGGTCAAGGATGTTATACACGCGTTCGATGATGCGCCCGAGGAATTCAAACTGCATCCGCTGCACGACGGGGCCGAGGATGTTCATTTTCTCCTGTGTGCGCTCAAGCACTTCCCGCGCGGTCATGGACTTCTCCTGCTGATCGAGCATCATGAAAAGATCAGCACTATAAGCGCGTTTGATACGTGTCGTTACATCTGCGACGACTTCACGCAGATGGTCAAGGTTGCCCTGCACCTGGAAGAGCGGCGTTACCGCATCTTTTTGCTGCACGAACGTCTTGCCGGCCGGGACGAGTTGAATTCCCCTAACACCGAGCGCAGCGTCCGCCACAACAGGCGGTTTCACACTCAGCTCGACCATGGTCAGCTTGTCCTTTTCAAGGAGATGCAGGATTTTCGCATCACCCTCAGCGAACCATCCGGGTCCTTTTCCATAGCTCTCATTGCCTGTGATGAGGTACCGCGCCACGGGCACGGGCCATTCGTGGAAGCCGCCCACATGAAGATATTCATCCTCCGCACTACCTTCGAGGTAGTACACGGAAATATAGGGCAGGTGAAAACTGCCAATCTTTTGTGGGTCATGGTGCCGATTGGCACCGACATACCATATGATCGTATGATCTGCCTTGATGCCGGGACCGTTCGTGACCTCGTTGCGGATGTTCTCCGGTACGTTCTCCATGCCGAATTTATCCACGAGCTGTGCAGCACTCATCTTGTAGCGGCGGCAAAACGTCTGAACCGTTCCATCGGGTCCGTTTTCCATGGCGTAGCTGCCAATGGGATACGGGACGAAATGGACGCCATACTGATGATCTGGAAAGATACCGAGCGGTGCTTGCCCGAATGCAAGTTCGAGATAACAGCTATGGACGGCCGTATAGAAATTACTCTTTTCGAGCACGTCCGCGAGGATGTCAATGCGCTCGTCAAGGATTTTCCCGAGGTCGGAGTTGTCCTTGAGCTCGGTATTCGCAAAGTCGAGCCGGAACCACTTGCGCGAAGGCGGTGTGAGGCCGCCCATAACGCCCGCCGCAAAGATCTGATTGCTGTCCCATGCGCAGTTATGCCAGACGTTTGTATCCTTGCGGTTGCCGCCATTCGTTTCATCATCCACGCCGTCAAATGCGCCGACGTACGAGAGTTGATAATCACGGATTGCTTTCCATCGCTTCTCATAGGTGTGTCGCTTCTCGATGAGCTGTCGAACGGTCTGCTCGATTGGTTTTCGATTGAGCTCAATACGCGCGGCCAGATCGCTCGCACGAATGAGCGGGGGCAGACGCGCCCCCTGTATTATTTGCTCCTGCATAGCTCCTCCTTATCCGAGCGTTGTGCGCCCACCCGTGAGCGTTCCGAGAATGGTGTCACGGTCATTGCTGAGCATCGTCGATGCACGCCCATGACGGCGTTTCTGACTCTTTGCCGCACTGTCGCCGGAACCAACATCCGATGACTGCACCATCGTCGGTGCCGGGTCTACTTTCGGCGGAGCGACATAGCCGCCGCCACCGCCTCCTCCGCTGCACATAGGATCACCTCCTTTCAGAGCAACAAAAAAGCAACGTGAAGTTTTTTCACATTGCTTCTTGATTTTGCGCATTGCTGTTTCAAAATGGGTCATAGTCGGTGTTGCACATGGTATCCCGCCATCCGCTTTCCACACGGATGGGGAATGCAAAGGTGAGGGCGAGCGCGTCCGCTTTGTTGGGTGAGGCGAGCCCGCGCTTTTTCATGTCCTCTTTGCTCTCGAGTTGGAGTTTTCCACTGCGGTTCATGAATGCTTCGGGACCCGCGAGATCATCGCGTAGCTGCGTGTCATCTGGCAGTGCTCCAATGGTCTTGATCCACTCTTTCATTTCACCCCACATCTCCGCGCGCTTGTTGGCATAGTATTCATCCCGTGGTTTTGCCGCAAAGGATACGAGATTCCAGCTGCGCCCCATATTGCGCCCAACGGAATAGATGCCAGTACCATAGCCCTGATCGATGTTGACTGCAACGGCACGGTACTGATCTTCGAGGTATGCGATGATCTCCGCCATGTGTACGTCATCATCGTTCTTTTGGTAGGTGGCAAGATGTTTGCACATGGATCCTTGTCGGAGGAATATCTCAAGGGTGTCCTCTCCTGTCCACGCAGGATCCACACCGATGATGGCGGGCGCAAAGTCAAATTCGTGTTTGTGGATGACGCGCTTTGTCGCTGCCTCAATGAGTGTCCCTGAGATAAACTGCATTTCTGAGGCTGATGGGAATTCGCCCCGCACGCGCACCTTGAAGAAATCGCTGTCCTCCCCGCGCGTCGCCGCCCACTCGGCAATGAGCTCCTTGTTGCTGATGGCAACGTCGCGACTGTCAATCTGTCGCGTTTTCCAGAGTGCACGGTCACGGTGGAAGCAGTCGTAAAAGCGTCCGTTAGTACGTGTTGGGTTGCCGAATGCGCACCAGATTACCTCCGTATCTGCATCGGTCATCGCACCTTCGGCAACTTCCCAGATGATATTTGCAATCGCAGAGGCTTCGTCAAAGACTAGGAGAATGCGATTGCCCTGATTGTGTAGACCAGCGAAGGATTCGCTGTGATGTTCGTTCCACGGGATCGCGTCAATCCGCCATGTCTTTTCATGCCCCGACTCATTTGAGAATATGGCTGTCGCCGTGTAGGTGAACATGTCCTTTGCGATAAAGCACTCATACCACTTGGAAAGCTCCGCCCACGTCTTGCTCTTGAGCTGCGTGTCTGTGTTTGCAGTGATAATCCCGCGCGTATCCTCGTGCGTAGATATCGCCCAGAGGATGATCCACGAGACGAGCGCAGACTTTCCGATGCCGTGCCCGGATGCGATTGCCTCACGGATGACTTTGCCCGGCGTCTTGAGTCTGTCGCGGATATCTGCGAGAAGGTCAAGCTGCCAGTCCTGCGGCTGCTGACCTTCGAGCTTATCCTCTCCCCACGGGAATGCGCCATGCACGAATGCCACGGGGTCATAGGAGAGCTCTGCGAGAAAGTCAATCATCTCCTGCTGTATTGCTTGCTGCATTTTTGATTCGCTCCCTTGCGTCCTTGAGTGCCCGCGCTTGGTTCACGGTGATTTCTCCGCTGATCTTTGTCTCCTGTCGCTCTGCATAGACATCCGGCTTTGCTCCCTTGAGGAGTAGAATGAGGAGGGCGTCACTCTTTTTGCGGTACGAATCGACCTTCATGCCTTTGTAGTAGACACCGATTTCATCGCCCTCAACCGCACGGCGGTGCGCCTCCTCCTCAAGGAGGTCGCCCGCCATCTCTTTTGCCCGTTCAAAAGCTTTCTTGTATGCCAGATCGTCCTTCAGCCAGTTGTAGTGCGTCTGACGTGTAATGCCACACTTTTCAGCAGCTGTGCCTACTGTGCCCTCTTGGATATAAGTATTTAAGAATTTATTTTTTTGCTTGGAGTTGATGAAACTGTAAAATTGCTTTGCCATTTTGTGCGACCTCCTTTCCTTAGAGCTGCCTGTCTATATGGCTGATTTTTGTGCAGGGCATTTTCCTATCGTTCCATGTGTAAAATTTTCGTCAGTCGATTCCGTTGATTTTTCACACGCAAAAAAGGCACCGCTCATCGCTGTGCCCTTATCTTTTTCAGCTTATACTATAGCACAGGTCGTATGTGTCTTTCTGTGTCTTTTTTCAGTTCCATATCAAAATTTTGAAGGGCTTTGCCGTGAAGTTTTAGGACATACCTGTAATCGTAGCCGAGAATATAGGCGATCTGCTCCCACGGCTGTTCCTGCAAATACCTCCGCTTGAGGACTTGCTGAAACCGCCGATCTTTGAGCGTTTCAATACGCCGCCCTGCCTCTTCACGCATTTTGATGAGCTCATCCCACTTTGCAGAGAGGCGCTGCGCATATCCCTCGAGTTTTGCGATTGCATCCGAAAGATCACAGTGTTTTCCACCTGTGATCTTATCCGTATCATACGATATTGCCTTGAGATTCAGAATGTCATTGCGTGCCTGTTCGTATTCCTGCTCGAGTCGTTTCAGTTCCCGCGCCGCATCACGCACACGCCAGAGATATTCTTTTGCCGTCATTCACCCGCCCCCTTTCTTCCACGCTGCGGTGGCGTTCCTCTTGTATTCCCCTTTTGTTCGATTTTTTCAAAATACGCAATGGAGAGCGGGTACCCCTCTGCGGTGTATGTGCTGTACGATAGCTCCTTGATGATGCGGTATCCTTTCGGCGGCTGGATCTCTGTCTTGAATGCTTCTGCTTTTGTGACTGTCTCCGTTTTGGGTTCGGTACGGATGAGGTTTCGGCTTGTCTGGAGTCTCCCCGCATGGTCTGCTATTTTCTCTTTCGTGTAGTAGTCCGCGAGACGTTCCGCATCCATGATGTGCCCGCCGTAGAGTTTGACCGCAGCGCTTCCATGCACCCACGCCTTTTTTACTTTTTCCAGATCTGAACTGTTGAGCGCAGGGAGAAGGATGTGACCGTGCGGCCGTCCTGCACCCGTTAGATTCTCAAGCACAGATATATATTTCATCGGCACGCCCGCCTTCTTGTAGATCGTGCGCAGCTTCCGCTTGAATTTCTCAAACTCTTTCGGCACGCTCTCCGCATTCGGATGTTCCGCATAGGTGCAGGTCAGGTACCAATCTCCGGCAACAAAGTTATCCATGAGAAGCCGGGATAGCTTTTCAGCACGAAGGCGACGATTCACGGCGGCCTGTGTCTCTTTTGTGACGTTCTGTCTTTTTGCTCTTTTCTCTCTGATCTCAGGTCTCATGGGTAACGCGCGAAAGGAATAGTATTTCTTCTCAATCCTGAATCTCTTGTCTTGTGATTCCCATCTGGATCTCCGATATGCCATGTGAGCCTCCGCCATCTTTCTGTGTGCATAAATATGTCGGTGTTTTAATTCCTCTATCAAGGGGAAAAGGGGCGCACGCCCCTCATGAAAAAGTTCCTATTATATAGAAGGAAATCTATAGTACACCTCGTTTTTAATTGATCCACTTAATCACAGGATCTCCCTTGAACCCCTTTTCCCACACATACCACGCATACGCGATTGCTTTCGCAGAATGCGCATGAAACTGTCCGTTGAACCCACATGTAAGCCGTCCCGAACTTACATAGACAGTACGCGGCGGGTATTTCTGAAAGAACGGCTTACGTTTCTTGCTTTCCATGAAGGTCAACTTCAGAAACATTGCCATTTTCCGCCCGTCCTCTATGAGTTCAAGGGCATGTTCGGCAAACTCCGTCGAATATTTGTACGGAGGATTTGTAATGATATCACAGGGCGCATCCGTAATAGGGGCAGTGCAAGACAGGAAATCCACCCCACCGCTACCAAAGCCACGGTCTACGAGGTCGGTACTGATAACGCTGTATCCATGCTCCTGCAGCACATTCGATATGTGCCCCTCTCCACATGCAGGCTCCCAGATGGTTGACGCAAATTGTTCTTGCTCAAGTAGGAGTTCGACAGCACGCGGCTCTGTAGCGTAATAGTCGTATGCTGCACGTTCATGTGTCGCGTGCCCTTCTGCGCCAAATGTCACAAACGCCGCCTGGCTATTCCCCGTCCAATCCCGTCTTCCTGTTTTCATCTCGTCTCCTCCTCCAACAGCTCGTAGCGTTCCACCTCCACCGCCGATAACCTGTGGTCATAGTACACAGCCCCATGGCATCGCCGACCGTCCACCTCGCATGCCACATACTCCACGCGTACCGGATGCGGCGGTACCGCACCGATATCCGGCGGACGCAGCGGGCAGTAATACTTATGCCAGATCTCCATCACACCGCCTCCTTCGTCCGTACGAACTCCTCGATGCACGCGGTCAGCCCCGCCTCCGTCATTGGGACATCTCCCATGGTATACAGCTCATCAAACCCGTTCTCGGGGCAAATCGTGCATGCCGTGCCACCGCCAAGCGGCACGTAGTCCACCTGTGCGGAATACGCATGCCCTCCATGCTCGAAACGACAAGAGAGTGCGCCTGTAACCCCCCCAACTGCTCCACCTTGTACGTCATCACCGCACCTCCTTATGCACTCTCACGTTCTTCTGTGTCGCACATCTCCGGCAAATTCGCTCGTACAAGAGCCTCCGCAAACGGCGGCGGGACTGCATTGCCGCATCGTGCCACCTGCGCTGACTTTGGATAGCACTTGCCGTCTGCGTCGCGGTCAATGATGTAGTCCTCCGGAAATCCCTGTGCCCGGAACAGTTCTCGCGGCGTGAGCATCCGCATCCCGATGTCCACAATTTGGTACGCCTCACCACCAATAACGACAAGTCCGAATCGGTCTTTTGTCGTGATTGTATGCAGCGACTCCCTGAGAGATTGCCCCTCGCCCTGTCCGTAATACTTTACCAGGAACGCCTCGACCTCTGCGATGTGCTGCCCTGCCGCCGTAATCGTCCCGAGCGGTGCATCCACAGGTGCACCTACACTTGCACCGTAGAAATGTGTCATATATGGCATTAGAACCAGAACATCCGAGAGCCGCAGCAAGCGTCAAGAATCTGCTTATCCATTATTTTCGAGATCATCATACACCCCTGTATAATTCAACATTGGTGCCAACACGCCCCCACTATTACCTCCACGAACCAGCAGATTTGAGCATTTCTTTCCACTCGTTAATGGTCCATACAGTTTTACGGGAACACTTCGTGCGATAAAGTAATCCATCAGTTTCATAAATCTCTTCAGAGAAAACGTCCCCCATATTTTTTCAGCGGTCTTCGGACATATGCAGTTTCTAACGTTATATTGTGCCTGTATCTTGGTATTACGCACTTCCAGAGAAAAACATTTATCCCCCCATATAAGTGCTATTACATCCTCGTATCCGTCAAAGGAATCCTCCATGAGAAAAAGAAATGCATTGATCTTGCTCATCTCTTGCTGGCTTAAAATTGCAAACACGCTCTTTGGGTCAACGAGAGGGATAGCAGTCCGAAAGTCTAGCTCTTTGGATTCCACAGGTTTTCCAGTCTCAAGATCAACGACTCTCTTTTCGGTAACAATACCATCTACCCACAAAAGAGTTGTGTTATTCGTCGCATATGCTCGCCCATCTTCAAAATACACAACGTTGCGAACAACACTTGATTCCGCATCTACCATCAAACGTTTTGCATGCTCCAAAAAGATATGCATGTCCTTCTCCTCCTCCAAAAGCTCGTAGGCTTCCACTTCCACCGCCGATAACCTGCGGTCATAGTACACAGCCCCATGGCATTGCCGACCGTCCACCTCGCATGCCACATACTCCACGCGTACCGGATGCGGCGGCACCGCACCAATATCCGGCGGACGCAGCGGGCAGTAATACTTATGCCAGATCTCCATCACACCGC